CCCCCTAATCATTTCTTTTTAGAATATATTTCAAGGCCTGATAACGCTGAAATATTTTTTGAAGATGTATTAATGGCGTTAGTTTTTTATGGAATGCCACTGCTCGCAGAAAATAATAAACCAAGATTATTATATTATTTAAAAAGAAGAGGTTATAGAGGATATTCTATGAATAGACCTGATAAAGTTTATAATAAATTGTCAATAACAGAAAGAGAAATAGGGGGAGTGCCCAACTCCAGTGAAGATATGAAACAAGCTCATGCGGCGGCTATAGAATCATATATTGATGCTCATGTAGGGTTTAACGGCGAAACACACGGAGATTTGTATTTTACACGTACTTTAAATGACTGGTCTAAATTTAATCTTAATAACAGAACAAAACACGATGCGTCTATAAGTTCTGGTCTAGCTATAATGGCTTGTAATAAAAACAAATATGCTCCGGTTGCTAAAAAAGCATTTCAGCCGGTAAATTTAGGAATAAGAAGATATAATAATGATGGGGTTACATCAAAAATAATTTAAATACATGATTAATACTAACTATAACAGTTCATTCCCAGATCAGGTAGTACCTGATTCAGTAAAGAATAGTTATGACTATGGTATCCAGGTAGGGCGGGCTATAGAAAATGAATGGTTCAGGCAAGACATTGGGGGCGATAGGTATTTACAAAACTTTCAAAACTATCATAAGTTAAGATTGTATGCAAGGGGCGAACAACCTGTTCAAAAATATAAAGACGAATTATCTATAAATGGTGATTTGTCTTATTTAAATTTAGATTGGAAAATTGTACCTGTTATACCTAAGTTTGTAGACATTGTAGTGAATGGCATGACAGACAAAGGTTATGAAATAAAATCATTTGCTACTGACCCATTTGCTCTTAAAGAAAGAACAGATTTTGCTTTTAATGCAATGCGCGATATAATTAATAAAGAATATATTGAGCAAATGAATGCGGCTACAGGGCAAAATTTCTATGCCTCTGCGCAGCCTGAAAAGCTTCCCGCATCAAGAGACGAATTAGATCTTTATTTGCAGCTAAATTATAAACAAAGTGTTGAAATTGCTGAAGAAGAAATTATTAAAAATGTTTTTTCTTTTAATAAATATGATGAAATACAACGTCGGATTGCTTATGATTTAGCCGTTTTAGGTATTGGAATATCTAAAACTAATTTTAATTTATCAGAAGGTATTACAGTAGATTATGTAGACCCAGCTAATGTGGTTTATTCTTACACTGAAGATCCAAATTTTGACGATATATATTATGTGGGTGAAGTTAAAAATTTAAGTTTATCAGAAGTAAAAAGATTATATCCCCAACTTACAAATGAAGACTTAGAAGAAATACAAAAGTATAAAGGGCCTAGCAATTATAGTAATTATACAAGAAACTATAAAGGGCAAGATGATAATAATTTAATATCTGTATTATTTTTTGAATATAAAACATACACAAATCAAGTTTTTAAATTAAAAAATACTGATCAGGGATTAGAAAAAATATTAGAAAAAGACGACACTTTTAATCCCCCTGAAAATGATAATTTTAGCAAAGTTTCAAGAAGTATAGAAGTATTATATACAGGAGCAAAAGTTCTTGGTTTAAATAAACTTCTTGACTGGAGTTTAGCTGAGAATATGACTCGCCCGTCTTCGGATGTAACTAAAGTAAACATGAATTACTCTATTTGCGCTCCTAGAATGTATAAAGGAAGAGTCGATTCTCTTGTAAGTAGAATTACAAGTTTTGCGGATATGATTCAGCTTACACATTTAAAACTTCAACAGGTATTGTCAAGAGTTGTTCCTGATGGAGTTTATTTAGATATGGATGGCTTAGCAGAAGTTGATTTAGGAAATGGAACTAATTATAATCCAGCCGAAGCATTAAATATGTATTTTCAAACAGGTAGTATTGTTGGAAGATCATTAACTCAAGATGGTGATTTAAATAGAGGTAAAGTTCCTATACAAGAACTTCAGTCTTCTAGCGGAATGGCTAAAATACAGTCATTAATATCTACTTATCAATATTATTTGCAAATGATAAGAGATGTTACGGGATTAAATGAAGCTGTTGACGGAAGTACTCCTGATAAAAATGCATTGGTTGGCTTACAAAAAATGGCGGCTGCTAATTCGAATGTAGCCACAAGACATATATTAAAAGCTTTAATGTACATAACTATTAAAATAGCTGAAAATGTAAGTCTTCGCGCTAATGATGCTTTGCAATTTCCATTAACGAAAGATGCGTTACTTAATAGTATTAATACATTTAATGTTAATACACTTGAGGAAATGGAAAAAGTAGCGATGCACGATTTTGGTATATTTTTAGAATTGGAACCTGATGAAGAAGAAAAAGCTAAACTTGAACAGAACATACAAGTTGCCTTACAATCAGGGGGAATAGATTTGGATGATGCTATTGATGTTAGACAAATATCAAATTTAAAATTAGCTAATCAATTATTAAAACTTAAAAGAAAAGAAAAAGGAGCTCGAGATCAACAGGCTGCTCAGGCTAATATTCAAGCTCAAGCACAGGCTAACGCGCAAGCTTCTGAAGCAGCAGCAATGGCTGAAGTACAAAAACAACAGGCTTTAGCAGAAACAAAAGTACAGATTGAAAAAGCTAAATCAGATTTTGAAATTACTAGAATGGAGCAAGAAGCATTAATTAAGAAACAATTAATGGCAGAAGAGTTTAGTTATAATATGCAGCTAGCTCAAATACAAGCATCCGCAACAACAAAAAAAGAACAAGAAATAGAAGATAGGAAAGATAAACGTGTAAAAATACAAGGTACACAACAATCAGAACTTATTGATCAAAGAAAAAATGATTTATTACCTAAAGATTTTGAATCAGCAGGTAATGATAATTTGAGTGGCTTTGGCTTAGAGCAGTTTGAGCCGAGGTAAATTTTATTAATTAATTTTATATTATCATATTATGTCAACAGAAGTAAAACAAGAGGGGGATTTTAAAATTAAAAAAAGAACTCCAAGAAAATTAATTGGCAATGAAGATGTTATTAAAGTAGATCTTTCAAAACCAGCTGTAGAATCTAAAGAAGAAGAATCAAAAGATGCCGTTAAAGAGCAAATCACAGATGAAATTTCTGTACGCAACCAATCCCAAACTAGCGGAGGAGTTCAAAAACAAGACAAGCAAGAAGCAAATGAAAAATCTTCCAGAAAAAATAATAGCGATGACAAGATAGTTGTTGAATCGCCTATTCAAATTATTGAAGATGAAGAAAATAATTCTGAAGAGAAGCGAATGGCAGGAAGCGATGAAACTACCAACGCCGCACAAAAACAAAAAGAAGTATTACCGGAAACAAAAGCACAAGAGCTTCCCGAAGGAGTAGATAAGCTTATAAAGTTTATGGAAGAGACGGGTGGTACTGTTGAAGATTATGCTAGACTTAATGCAGACTATTCCAATGTAGATAATAACACATTGTTAAGAGAATATTATAAAACAAGCAAACCTCATTTAGATTCAGAAGATGTAAATTTATTATTAGAAGATTTTACATGGGACGAAGAAGTTGATGAGGACAGAGACATACGCAAGAAAAAAATTGCATATAAAGAAGAAGTTGCAAAAGCCAAAAACTTTTTAGAGCAAACTAAGAGTAAATATTACGAGGAAATTAAATTAAGACCTGGTGTTACTCAAGAGCAACAAAAAGCTACTGACTTTTTTAACCGATACAATGAAGAACAAAAGCGTAATGACGCGGTTCGAGAGGGGTTTATCAATACAACTAAAGATTATTTTTCTAATGATTTCAAAGGTTTTGATTTTAAATTAGGAGAAAAAAAAGTTAGATATGGTATTAAAGATCCTGAATCAACCGCTGATAATCAAAAAGATCTTACAGACTTTGTTGGGACGTTCCTAGACAAAAACGGTCAAATGAAAGATCCTGCTGGTTATCATAAAGCAATTTACGCCGCGCGAAACGCCGATACCATGGCAACACATTTCTACGAGCAAGGCCGTGCCGATGCCATTAAAGAACAAGTTGCTAAAACTAAAAACATAACTACTGAGCCAAGGCAAACTGCCCCAGGTGATGTATTTGTTAATGGTTTAAAAGTAAAAGCTGTTAGCGGTTTAGATTCTTCAAAACTTAAAATTAGAACAAAAAAATTTAACAATTAAAATTTAAAAAATGGCAAATGTATTACCCGAATTTGGGTCAATTAAACCTAGTCAGAAACAACAAGTTCTGTCTACAAATTATCTGCAATTTACAGATAAAGCTGGCGATGATTTTTCAGATTTCGCAGCACAATATCTTCCTGAGATCTACGAACAAGAAGTAGAACGATATGGAAACCGAACTCTTTCTGGATTTCTACGTATGGTAGGAGCAGAAATGCCTATGACTTCAGATCAAGTAATTTGGTCAGAACAAAATAGATTACACATTGCTTATGACAGTGTTTCAAAACTTGCAAACAACGTTGATCTACAATTTACTCTTAACGCAACTGCTGGAGCTACTTTTGTTGATAACGTAGTATCTGCAAATCAAACAATTGTAGTAATGAATCCTGCTACAGGTGCTGAAGTAAAAGCTTTAGTTACTGCTAGTGCTGGATCTAACGCTGCTGGAAGTGCTAATGGTACTCTTACTGTTGCTACCTACACGGGAGCTAATCTTTCTACTGCTCTCGGAAGTGCTGGCGCAGTATTGGGTGGTCTTAAAATATTTGTATATGGTTCTGAATATAGAAAAGGAACTGGCGATGCTGATATTAGAAGCGTAACTCCATCTTTTACTCAATTTAACAATTCACCAATTATTATTAAAGAAAAATATGTGGTCAACGGATCAGATATGGCTCAAATTGGTTGGGTTGAAGTTGCTACTGAGGATGGAACATCTGGATACTTATGGTACTTAAAAGCTGAGTCCGAAACTCGTTTGAGATTTGAAGATTATTTAGAAATGGCTATGGTTGAAGGTGAGAAAGCTGCTGCAGGTTCTGGGGTTGCTGGTATTGCTGCTGATTATGGTGGGACTGAAGGTCTTTTTGCTGCTATCGAAGCTAGAGGTAATGTACTAAACAATTTTAGTGCTGCTGCCGGTCTTGGCGAATTTGATAGTATTCTTAAAAATCTTGACACTCAAGGTGCTATTGAAGAAAACATGCTTTTCCTTAATAGAAAAACTTCTTTAGATTTTGACGATATGCTAGCTAATATTTCTTCCGGTATTGGAGGAGGTACTGCTTTTGGTTTATTTGAAAACTCTGAAGAAATGGCTTTGAATCTTGGTTTCTCAGGATTTAGAAGAGGTTCTTATGACTTTTATAAAACTGACTGGAAATATCTTAATGACGCTTCAACTAGAGGTGGAGTAGCTGTTTCAGCAATTGATGGAGTTCTTATTCCTGCTGGTACATCAACTGTATACGATCAAATCTTAGGTTCTAATATTCGTAGACCTTTCTTGCACGTTCGTTACAGAGCTTCACAAACTGAAGATAGAAGAATGAAATCTTGGATCACTGGATCTGCTGGAGGTGCTTATACTTCTGACATTGACTCTATGGATGTTCACTTTTTGTCTGAAAGATGTTTATGTGTACAAGGTGCTAACAATTTCGTATTGTTTACTGCATCATAATTTACCTGGTATAAATTACCCTCGTTGTATTAGCGGGGGTAGTTTTTACCTTTTAACTATTTAATTTTATTATATCATGGCTAAAAAAGCTACTCAAGCAGTAAAAGATATTGAGGTTGCACCTCAAGTAATTGAAACAAAAGAAGCTGCAAAACCTGCGGCTAAAGTATCAACACCTAAAAAACCACAATGGGAAATTAAAGACAGAACATATTTATTAAACGGTCTTAAAACTCCATTAACATATACTATATCATCTCGTCACACAAACCGCTATCCTTTATTATGGTTTGATAAAGAAAAAAATGAACAAAGAGAATTAAGGTATGCAACTAATCAAAATTCACCTTTAGTTGATGAACAATCAGGCGAAGCAACATTAGGTCATATTGTTTTTAGAAATGGCACATTAACCGTAACTAAAGAAAAACAAAATTTGCAAAAATTATTATCTCTTTATCATCCAATGAAAGGAGTTAAATATACCGAATTTAATCCCGTAGAAGAAGCTGTAGATGATTTAGAAACTATTGAATATATTATTGAAGCTTTAAATGTAGCAAGAGATATGGATATAGACCAGGCTGAGGCTATTTTAAGAGTTGAGGTTGGCTCTAAGGTATCTGACATGAGTTCTAAGGAGATCAAAAGAGATCTTTTAATATTTGCTAAAGAAAACGCTCAACTATTCTTAGAATTAGCTAATGACGAAAATGTACAATTAAGAAATGTAGCTATTAACGCTACCGAATTGGGTCTTTTAGATTTATCACAAGATCAAAGAACTTTTGCGTGGGCTAAAACAGGAAGAAAAATAATGAACGTTCCTTTTGATGAAAACCCGTACTCAGCTATGGCTGCATTCTTTAAAACAGATGAAGGTATAGAGGTTTACAAATCTATAGAGAAAAAACTTCTATAACGTGTAATATTTATAATATGTAGAGCCGTCTTTTGGCGGCTTTACTATTATATAACAAAAAATAAAAATGGCAATAAACGTAAATACTGTATATCAAACAGTGTTGTCTATTTTAAATAAAGAGCAAAGGGGGTATATGACTCCTGATGAATTTAACAAAGTAGGAACACAAGTTCAACTTGAAATATTTGAAAAATATTTTGAAGATTTAAATCAACAGGCTAGAGTTCCTCAAAGCAATTTAAACTACGCTGATAGGCTAGAAAATATAGATGAAAAATTAGCTATATTTAAAACGTTTGGTAATGCTGCATATAATAACGTTTCCGTTACTCCTACCAATTATTTTACTTTGCCTACTACAGATGCTTATGGAATATCTGTAGAACTATATAGAATAGGTGAAGTAACATATAATAATGAAGTTCTTGTGCAAAAATTGCAAAGAAATGATTTTTATACTTCTGAAAAATCAAAACTTACAAAAGCTACTGAAACTTTCCCTACATATTTATATGAAAATAATTATTTATTTATAAAGCCCGATACAATTCAAAATAATATACAAGTTGAATATGTAAGAAAACCATTAGATGTTATTTGGGGATTTACTGTGGGCAATAGAGGACAATATATATATAATTCAACTGCATACAATCCTTCTACTAAAGTTGGTTCTAGAAGTTTTGAATTAGATATAAGCGAGCAATCAGAAGTTATTTTAAGAATATTACAATATGCCGGTATTATTATAAGAGATCCTCAAGTAGTTCAAGCAGCGGCACAGCAAGTACAAATGGATGAAATAAATCAAAAAAGCTAAAAAGCTATGGCAAAACCAAATGGAGGATTAATTCAAGAAACTAATGCGCAATATTATGCAGGATCCCAAACTTTTTTAGCAGACGGTACAATAACAAAATTTACCACTACATTTAATACCGATTTAATTTTTGGAAATTATGATCCAACAAATATGGATTATGCTAAAAATAATTTTAAACTTTATACCAGTGCTAATGGTTTACCCGGAACTTACGCAGAGTATATTCAAGCATATACTGTAGCTAATAATACTATTACCACTACAGCAACATTGCCAAATAATAATATATTAGTTGTTCAATTAAAAAATTTAACAGGAGGTAATTATGGAGATGAGAATGCTTTTGGAAACGTTGTTGAAGAAAACTACGGCAATTATTCTTATATAAAAGTATCTGAATTAGTTACAAATTTTTTAGTAGGCTATGTTGGGCAAGGAAAAATTATACAGAATGTTAAAAGAAATGACGTAATTTTCCATGTTAAAAGGGCGTTACAAGAATTTAGTTATGATACGTTGCCTAGTATAAAATCGCAGGAAGCTACTATACCTCCTAATTTATCAATACCTCTACCTCAAGACTATGTTAATTATGTTAAAATGTCTTGGGTAGACCAATTAGGCGTAAAACATATTATATATCCTACAACATTAACATCTAATCCAGATAGTTTATTGCCACAAGATTGGCAGGGAATACCTGTTCAAGATAATTTTAGTGAAGATTTAGATGCAACTTCTTTAACGGAAGATAGATGGGCTAAAGCTAATGATCGTTTAATAAATGGTAATTTAAATTTAAATGAAATAAATAAAGGTATATATCCAGGCTCTTGGTATGGATTTGGTTTTGAAGGAATTTTAGGCGAAAGATATGGATTAAATCCTGAAACATCACAAAGAAACGGTTGGTTTACAATGAATCATAGAGAAGGGAAAATATCTTTTTCAAGTAATTTAAGAGATGCTTTGGTAATATTTGAATATATATCTGATGGGCTTGCGTATGATCAAGATATGAAAGTACCTAAAATGGCAGAAGAAGCTATATATGCTTACGTAAACCATGCTGTTTTATCTACTAAAGTAAACACTCCCGAATATATAGTTAATAGATATAAAAGAGAAAAAAGTGCTAAACTTCGTAATGCAAAAATTAGATTATCTAATATTAAATTAGACGAAATAGTTCAAGTAATGCGTAATAAATCTAAATGGATTAAAAGTTAAATAAATGGCAGAAGTAAAAAATGCTTTTATAAAGTCTAAAATGAATTTAGACTTAGATGCTCGCTTAGTCCCAAACGGAGAATATAGGCAAGGGTTTAATATACAGGTTAGCAAATCAGAAGGTGATGATGTAGGCGCTTTAGAAAATGTTCTTGGCAATAAGTTATTAGAAAATTTTGATACATTAGCCGGGGTAAGTGGGTTAACGATAATAGGGTCTCACATAAGTGAAATTGACAATTTAATTTTTTTATTTTTAACTAATTATACAGACCCATCTCCTAACCCGGCCGTTAATCCTACATACAATCCAACCGGTCAAAATTATATATATTCTTATAATACACAAACAGAATTTGCTTATCAATTAGTATCAGGTTCGTTTTTAAATTTTTCTACCACTAACCCTATTTATGGAGTTAACCTATTAGAAGATATTTTATTTTTTACGGATAATAGAAATCAGCCAAGAAAATTAAATATAACATTAGCATCTAATAATTCTAATTATTATACAAACGAAGATCAAATATCTGTAGCTAAATTTGCGCCGTATGATCCTATAAGACTATATAAAAATTCTACAACTGCAGGCTTATCAGGGTATGAAACAACTATGTATGATGTTGTTTCCCCAGCTCTTCCAAATACAACCACAGCAAATCCTTATTTACAAAATTCTAATGGTAATCCCGCATATGCCGGTGATGCTAATTTTTTAGAAGATAAATTTATTAGATTTAGCTATAGATATAGATTTGACGATAACGAATACTCTGTATTTGCTCCATTTACTCAAGCAGCTTTTATACCTAAACAAGATGGATATTTTTTAACAACGGGAGCAGCCGGAACAACAACAGACGAAGATGCTACTTATAGAAGCACGGTTGTTGATTTTATGGAAAATAAAGTTAATAAAATATTACTACAAATTCCGCTTCCTGTAACAGGCAATCAGTTATCAACAAACTTTCACATTAAAGAAATAGAAATACTTTACAAAGAAGACAGCGCAATGCCTGTTTACGCTTTAGATACTATTACAGATTTTGGCACAGCCGCTACTTTAGAATATACTTACCAAGGGGGCAAGCCTTATAAAACTTTACCAGAAAATGAATTAGTTAGAGTATTTGATAAAGTTCCAGTAAAAGCTTTAGCACAAGAAGTTTCTGGTAATAGAATTATTTATGGTAATTTTCAAGATAAGCATACTCCACCCAGCGCAATAGATTATAATGTTAATGCAAGTAAAAAATTATCATTTAATATTCCCAGCGCTAATACACCTGCAGGCACAACGGCTATAACTGAATATCCCGCAAGCACATTAAAACAAAATAGAAATTATCAAGTTGGTGTAGTTTTATCTGATAAATATGGAAGATCTTCTACAGTAATTTTATCTAACAATATATCGCAAGCATCTCAAAATGCCGACGGCACTAATTTAAATTTTGATGCGTCAACTATATACCATAATTATAGGACATCTTCAGATGCTACTAATTTACCGGTGGGCACATGGCCGGGAGATTCATTAAAAGTATTATTTAATACTCAATTAGATGGAGCTGGGTTTGATAAAAATGGCTCTACTGGTACTCCGGGTTTATATAATGGCACTTCTTCAAGCGCTAATTATAATCCATTAGGCTGGTATAGTTATAAAATTGTAGTTAAACAAACAGAGCAAGAATACTATAATGTATATTTACCCGGCATTTTAAATGGGCCCCCAAATGGAATAACTACAGACGACGCTATTAATGAAGTAGGATTTATTACTTTAATTAATGACAACGTTAACAAAGTTCCTAGAGATCTATCAGAAGTTGGGCCAGAACAAAAACAGTTTAGAAGTTCTGTTGAATTATTTGGAAGAGTATCACCTGACTATGTATTAAATACTAATCCGTCATACAACACTCAATTTTATCCTGAAACATCTCAGAGTTTGCCTTTACCAAATACTGTTATTACAATAGCGGAAGAAGATGATTTATTTGGCATAGCGGCTGGGGCGAGTATACCTAATATTTATGATACTTTATCAAATCCTTTAATTGGTAGAATATCTCAAATTAATTCTAATGCAATAGGCGCTTCTGGCTCAGCCACAACTCCTTATAATTTTAAATTGGGTGTTTTTGAAACAAGCCCAGTAGAAAGTTTATTACAAATTTATTATGAAACATCTACAACAGGGTTAATTTCAGAATTAAATCAAGCTATTCTTACCGGAAATCCTAACGAAGCAACAGGCTTATCTAGCTTTACATCTAATTTTACAGAAGCAAAAGGTAATGGGGATACTATTGTTTCTCAATTTGGTGTACTTACAGCTGCGGGTGGAGACACTCCTCAGCCTGTAAATTTAACTTTAATAAGTGTTATTAATGAGGATGGGACAAATGTTACTTCTCAATTTGAATTAGCACCAGATCCCGGCAGCAGCACAACTTTATATGATTTAAAAGTTGCTTCAGGAGCATATTTTGCTTATTTAGCCGATGGGCCTAAAGTTTATACATTTACTTTTAAAGATTTAAGCGGCTCCGGGGGATCTCCGACTGCAACTTTAACATTAGGAAATGTCACCCCTAGTTTTGTATTTACTTCAGGGGGAGCGGCTCCAACTACTATATCAGAAAGCGTTGGCACTAAAATTATAAATGCTAATAATTCTATTTTTTCTGCTGTTAATGGTAGCGCAGATACAAGTACTGCAGACGGAAATAGTGTTCCTATTAATAAAAGAGAATTAGTATACTCATTAGTTTCCAATGCTTACCCCGATATATTTGCTATTGATCCTGTTTCAGGACAGATTAATGTAAGTAATAATTCTGACCCTACCGGTTCTTACTCTTTAATAATTCAAGTTCAAGATCCTGGACCTGACTCTAATAATAAAACATCTTTTACAGTAAATCTTGTATTTGGCCAGGCGGTTGTAAACCCTGGATTTGGAGCAAATTTATTTTTTAATGCTAATAATTATTTAGATTCGCCAGGCGGCTCGTCTTTAGCTCTTTATTGGACAAGTAACGCTACTAATGCTGTTGCAACTGGCCCCGCTTCTGGCTCAGGATCTAATTATTTTGATAGAACAATTGGGGGTGCACAAGGAAGTGATGGTAATACTTTAGTGTTACCCACAACACTAGCAGATGCAAGCAATTCTTATACAACGCAAGCAACAACTTTTAGAAATAGTTCTAACGGAGCAGTTAATTATAAAAACACAAATTATAATGTTTTAGGAACATCAAACCAATCCGATGGCGGGCTAACAGCAGGCACGGGATACTTATATTTTGATGTAACAATGGAAAATATCCAGTATCAAAATTATTTAGAAAACTCAAATAATAATAGATTTCCTTTTGCATTATTTCCTATAATACTACAATATAGAGCCACTGGAGCCGGAGATAACCAATGGGTTGATGCTACAGATATAGAAGGGAAAATTATATCTTTTGGGGGTGTAACTAAAAATATATATGATTATTATAATCAATCTTTCCCAATAAGCAGCAATCAAGAATTTTCTTTTGAAGGAATGTTAGAGTATAAAAATTCAGCAATAGGGGCATTTAATAGTAATAGAGTAAATAGTCCTATCAATACTAACAATGCTGTTTCAGGGCAATGCATGGCTGTGGAGACTCAAGCTATGAATAACACTAATCAAAGTGAGTTGGCTACTATTGCGCAAAGAGCAGTAGCTTTTGGGGGCGCTGCTACAATAAATAGCGGTGGAACCAATATTAAAGCATATTCTTCCGTGTCAGATAAATTTGGGGATTATAGGTTTATAGTGCGATACCCTTACGGAAGCGATACAGCTGATTCTAGTATTATAACCACTCCTGGAAATTGGAATGGAACACCCGCGCAATTACCTTCAGCAAGTTTTTATGACGCTTCTATGTTTAGCTACACTATAAAGTGGGGCGACTTTTATTATCCGGCTGCTAACGGGGAAACATTTTTTGAATATGAATTTTCTTCTGTTGGATATAATACTGCTCAAGAAGCGAGTAATAATGGGCAGTTTACGGGAGGCATAAGCTTGTTTGCTAGAGAATTTTTACCAAGATATATAACTCAGCTATATACTAATGAAGCTTTAACAACGACCTGGGCACCTTCTAATTGGTCAGAAAGTGCAGGGTGGTATGCTTTTAGATTAGTAAGTAATTCAAATTCTTCAGCCGCATATGGAACAGATACAGCAAGCCCTTTTCCTATAGGCAACAACACAATTAATAAATCAGGCATTGAGACTAATGATAGAATATGGGTAGCATTTATTGAAAATAGTGGAATAAAAAGAAAAGGATTGGCTTTCCCTTCAAGCACTGTTTCATTTGGAGGTTATACAGATTCAGAATTTTAAGTAATTTATATATTAAATTAGTAATAATAATTAAATGGGAGCAATAGTAGAAGTTAAATATTTTAATAGTTTTTTGCTAAAAAAAGCCACCAAAGCTGACAATACGCCAGTTTGGAATGGTTCTTTTGGCATACCCGGCTATGCCCCTGGAGATAGTTTAGTTCAACCTCCTTCAGTTCCTAATGCTACAAAAAATTGGGTTATTGAAGAATCAAGAATAAGAGGCGGGTATAATAATGATAGTGTCACATACGGGCCCAGAGCCTATTTAGTTGAAGAAGAACCTTTAGCTAGATTTAGAACAAATGCTCTTATATATTCAGGAATATTTAATTCAAGAACAGGTATTAATGATAGTAATGTATTTAGCGTAGGCGAAGATATTACACGCAGCTTAAATCCAGCTAATGGTACCATACAAAAATTATATTCGCAAGACTATTATCTAACAATATTTCAAGAAGCAAAAGTAAGTAGAGCGCCTATAAATAAAAATATTATATATTCTGCAGAAGGTAACCCAACAGTCACAACTAGCAACATGGTAATTGGTGAGCCGCAAGCATATAATGGTAATTTTGGCATTAGCAGAAATCCTGAAAGTCACGCTGTATATGGCTTTAGACAATACTTTACTGATAAAGATAGAAATGCTGTTTTAAGATTATCCAATGATGGATTAACAGAAATACAGCGCTATGGCATGTATGACTTTTTTAGAGATAAGCTAAGCGCTTTAGATAGCCCGCTAGGAACTAAAGGGAAAGCAATGGGGGCTTGGGACATACATACTAAACAATATGTATTGTCCTTACAGCCTGCTCAAAATTATACTATTAATGCATCCGGCGAAAATGCTGATATTAATTATTATACATTATCGTTTGATGAATCAGTAAATGGATGGACTAGTTTTTATGACTATAAGCCAGGTATGGGTGCTAGTGTAAAAAACTTTTATTATACTTTTCCTGCAGCAAGCTATAGCAATAACGTAAAAGGATTATATCGTCATAATGTAGAAAGCGTAAATAGAGGTATTTTTTATGGCACAGAATATAAATCAAAAATTAAATTTATTTTTAATCCTAACGTAAGCGTTTCAAAAGTTTTTAAAACAATTAATTATGAGGGTAGCAATGGTTGGCAAGTAGATAGTTTTGTTTCAGATAGAACTGGAATAGGTTCTGTAAATACTTTGCCCTTTGAAACTACAGAATTAGGTCAAATATATAGTCAGTCAAATACATTAGATACTACTGCTTTTGTATATAGTTATAATGAAGGCGCATATGATAATTTTGGAAATGAATACCCCGCAGCATTAGTGCCTCCTATAAACAGAGCTGGTTTTAATAGAAAAGAAAATAAATATATGACTAATTTGGTTAATAATAGCTCACCTGCGTCTGAAGAAATACGCTTTGGAAATCAAATAACAGGTATTAAAGGCTATTTTGCAACAGTTACTTTATCAACTGATAACGTTACAGATTTAGGCGGTATGAAAGAAATATTTGCTGTATCTTCGGAATACGCAGGATCAAGCTATTAAATTATATGAAATTAATAAAAACTAAAAACGATAATATTATAATGCACAACAACGGAGGCATTGTTGATTGTGAAGATATTATACCGGTTACTCATGAATTCGCTGATCAAATATATTTAAGAAAAATGGTTATGCAAAAAAATCAAATAGTAGTCGGGGCAGAGCATAAGCATGAACATGTGTGGTTTTTATTATCAGGTAAAGTATTAATTAAAGAAAGTGATGAAACAATTATTCACGAAGCACCTTGTTATACAATTTCAAAACCAGGTGCTAAAAGAACAATTATAGCATTAGAAGAATCTATTTTTATGAACATACATAAGAATCCAGATAACACTAAAGATATTAAAGAATTAGAAAATCAAATAGTAAACTTATGGCATTTATAGTAGGATCAGTGCTTATTGGAGCAGGTGCTGGGCTGTTAGGAACTTTCGGGACGGCAGCAATAGCATCAAACCAACAAAAACAAGCAGCAAAAGGAGCTAGGCGCGAAGCGACAAGACTTCAGGGCGATATTACTCGTTTAGAGGAAAAGCGTAATAGAGAAAATCCTATAATAAATCCATATGCTGGGGCAGAGGATTTATCTGATATGATACAGGACTTATCTGGCATGCTAAGTAATCCTTTTGAAAATTTAGGCGTTGCTACTAAAGCAGCAGAAATACAAATGGAGCAAACTGATATTGCTTTAGCTAATACTTTAGATTTATTAGCTGCAACAGGCGCAAGTGCGGGAGGAGCTACCGCGTTAGCACAAGCCGCCGCAAAAAGCAAACAAGGTGTTGCCGCTAATATAGAGGCGCAAGAAGCACAAAATGAAAAACTTAGGGCGCAAGGAGAAGCACAACTTAATCAACAAAAAATGGCTGAAGCTACCAGAGTGCAAAGTGCTTTATTTGGTGAAGCTACACGACAACAGCAAATAGAAGCAGAAGGCGAGTTATTTATGTATAAAGAAAGAGACAATAGACTTCTTGAACAACTTGATCGAAAGCAAGCTCAACTAACCGGCCAACAACAAGTTCAAGCTCAAAGAAGCGCAGACGCGGCTTCTATAATGGGCGCAGGCATTAAAGCGGGCGGACAAATTATTGGATCTACAGTTAGTTCGTTAGCGGGAAATACAACAAAAGGTAATTCTAACAATTTTAATGCGGATCAAGCTTATTTAAACAGCATAACAAATCAAGCTTATATTGATGCTGAACAAATGGATTTGGAAGAACTGCAGCAAGATATTTTAAATTTTGAAGAATAATAATGGCAAGTACATATAGAAGTCCAGAAACGGTAGTAGTATCAGAAGCAGCACAAATAGTAGATGCTATAGATAGTCTTAGCAGCACGTTTTTAAAAACGGCGGGTAATATAAAAGCAATTAAAGACAAAAAAGTAAAACAAGCTCAGGAGTTTAATCAAAGGCTTATAAAAGATATTAGTATTGATCCTACCTCTTTTTATAAAGCTTTAGGCGAAAGCAATGCCAATAGAGCGCTTTTTGATCAAGTAAATAATTTAATGGATGAAAATGCTAAATTACAATTAGACATTGAAGCCGGCTTGTATTCTCAATCAGACTACAGAGGCTTAATGGCTAGTAAAAATAAAACTATTGCGGAACTTTCTCAATTAGTTGGTTTAGCTGAAAGCGAAAAAACATCATCAGCCTCATGGGTAGAAAACGCTGAAGACCGAGTTAATAACTTAACTAATCAGGGTGGCGATTCTTTAGTGGGTAATACAGAATATATAAATGCAAAAAATATTTTTTCTAAAATGAGCAAAGGCTCTGTAGAAAGAGTTTTTAAAGATAATGTAATGTATTATGAAATTCAAGGAGAAGGTTTAGATAAGCCTTATGAGGTTCCCGCAGCTGGATTCTTATCTAAACAATTATTTAAAGTACCTAATTTTGATAAAGAATATAAAAATATGTTAATTCAAAAAGGTATACTTACATCTACCGGCGCTAAAACAGAATATTTTAAAAATATGAGTGCAGCTGAGTTTGAGCGAGATATTAGCGAAATTATTGATGCAAAAGTTTTGGGTGCAATAAAAGATAGAAGGGTAGCTAATAGCATGTTCATTGAAATATTCGGCGGCGAAGGTGATCCTTTTAAACAATACGGTGGTGGTGATGAAAAGCACATTGCGGGGAGCACTATAAGTAATGCAGACGCTCAACGACTTAGAGAAGCTATGTTTAAGTATGCAATGAATATTACGCCTAAATGGGAAGCTAAGGCACCTAAAGAATTAACTCCTACTCAAATTAAAGACTTTAAAAAACAAAAAGATTTTAATAATGCTGTTAAATCTTGGGAGGATAAATTTATAAGAACAATGGGGGAATTTGAATCGGCGTTCAATCCTGAAGGCAAGGTAATGACGGGGAAATTAAATATTTTTAATGACGTTATAGATGAAGATGGCAAACCGGCTCAAGAATTACGCCCAGAGTTTATAAGAGCTCTTTCATTTCTTGATGGCATAACCGTTAAAAACACAAACCAGAACGAAGCAAGAATTTCGGGCGGGGGATTAAAAGATGATTTTACAGTTATTCAAGGACAACCAATAAGTATTTTTGTTGAAAATTTGCATAGAAACATTTTTGGTCAAAATAAAAGCTTATATGATCCAGAAAGTGCTGAGAAATTTGCTTATCAATTCAAACCTGTTTTACCCTCAAAAGATGAATAAATTTTAATTATGTATAAATATAAAGATTACAACTATTCTTTAGAAGAAGTTCAAGATGCTGCAGATAAAGAAAAATTATCTATAGACGAATATATTAAAGAATTTAATATAGAGAAAACCGATCCCGATCCCGATGAAGAGGGAAAGGAAATCCCTTCACAGGAGACAGTGGATGCAACTGTGGAGGTAGACGGTACGGCATCCAAATCGGAAAATGGTTCTTCGGACTATACTCAAATTGACCCCACTGAAACAGAATTTAAAGAAATTACAATTTTTGAAAAAACCAACAAAGATAAAGAGGGTAATACTAGTTCTTTTATTGTAAAAAATCAACCAAAAGAAATTTTAACTGATTTAGGTAAAAAAAATATTAATGAAAATTATGAAACAGCTTTACAGGATTGGTCTGAATTAACCGCTAATGATCCTCAGGATAAGTCAATAGATTTATACAAAGAAAAAGCTATATATATTCAAAATGATTTAATAAAAAATAATAAATATTTAAATTTAACAAATAAACAAATATTAAATCAAGTTGATAAATTTTTAAATGCTAAAGGAAGTGTCCGGGATCAAATAGTAGAAGAGTATAATTTAAATGATCCTAATACAACTGCTGAAACTTTAGAAGAAGCAAACAAAGCTTATAATGATCAAAGAACCCAAGCAGCAATTCTTTTAGCTGAAAATAATTCTAAATACCAAGCTGTATTAAATGGTATAAAAAATAAAGTTTCCACATCCGTTGGAGGCGAATTAAAAGAATTTGAAAAACAAAAACAAAGATCCGAAGTAGAGTTTAAAATTCCTTTTACTGATAAAGTCTTTTCTAAAGGTATAAGCGATAATTCTATTGTTGAGGGGCTACAAAAAACTTTTTTAAATTTTACTCAATCTTTATATGGAATTGAGTTAATGAGTGCCGATAAAAGTTTTGGCGCTACTGAAAGAGCTACTAAAGCCATAACAGCGCTTGAAGAAAAAATAAAAAATAAAGAAATTCGTTTAGATGATAAGGTTGATAGAGACACAAAAATAACCATGCAGGGACGGATTAAAGATCCTAATATAACCGTTAAAAATGCATTAAAATTTTTAAACTCTTTTTTAGAAGAACGAAAAGAAGAGCAATTTGAAACTATAACCGATATTCAAAATATTAATAAAGATTTAAGCTCTTTTACACAAAATAAAATATGGGAAGATGATGGTAGTATAGATCTTACTTTAAAAGAATTAGGGGGGATTGCCGGAGAACAATTACCTCAAATTGGATTAGCTTTAGTAGCTGGTGGGATAGGTGTTATGGCGCAAGAAATTGGTGGTAATTATATAACAAATTTAAATTCTATAGCTCGAAAAAAATTTAATATACCTGAAAATCAAGAACCTACTCCTGAACAATTGATAGATATTATTAATAGTGGCGAAGATCAAGCGGGGGTTGCGTTAGCTACTGGGGCAGTTGCGGGGTATTTAGAAAAATTGAGTGCAGGTAAATTACTTAAAGTAGATCTTAAAAAACCTATAGGAGCTATAGTAAGGGGGGAGTTTAAAACAGCAGCAAAATCTTTATTTAATTCTGGCAAAGCCGTTACTAATGCAACTTTAACAGAAACATTGACAGAAGGATTACAAACGGGGTTAAGTCAATTAGGAGAATCTGTCGTTACCGATGAAAATAAATTTGATTATAAGGAATTAAGAGAAGCAAGTAGCCAAGGCTTTTTAATGGGCGGTGGATTAACTTCTTTTAAAATTGGAGTACAACAGACTGCAGTTGAACTTAAACAAACAGCTATGCAGATTGCTGGTGCATTGGGGTCTGAAGGAAGCTATGGGCAATTAGAAAAATCTTTTAAAGCTTTAGAAACTAAAATAAAATCTGACGGAAGGCTAAGTGAAAATAGTAAAAACAATAGAATAAAAGCTTTAGGGCAAGTTCGAAATACTTTAAATTCTATTCCTAAAGGATATTCCGCTAATCAAAGAGAAAAAAGTTTAAATTTATTAATTAGAAAACAAGATTTAAACGAACAATTTAAAAATGTAGATTCCAACTTAATACCTGAAGCGGTAAAAGACCAAATAGAATCAATTGATAATCAATTATCAAGCATAGCAGAATCTGCTTTTATTACCAGAACGGTTGACATGGCTATGGAAGAAGGGTTAGGGGATAATATTAAAGTTGCTAATACTAGCGCCCAAGCCGATAAAATAGCAGCAGAAAATAATATGTCTTTAGTTGATTCTAAGGGAGAAAGAGCAGAAGGCGCTGTTAAAGGCGATGGGTCTACCGTTATAATAGATTTAGAACAGGCCAAAAAAGTAAAAGCATTTAATGTAGCAGGACATGAACTTTTGCATAGAGTTTTATTTAAAACTTTATATAAAGAAGTAGATGGAAAATTAGTGGGTAGTAACGTTGCTAGATCTTTAGGGTTAGAATTAGATAAACAATTAAATAAAATAAATCCTGATATACTTAAAAATGAATATTTAAAACAAAGATTTAAATCTTACCAAGACCAAGGTAAATCTATGCAGGCAGAAGAAAAATTAACAATTTTATCTGATGCTTTGAGATTAGGTGCTGTTAAATTAGAAAACACTGCAATAGAAAAATTTAATGGTTATTTTAGAAGATTGTTTCAAAATTTAGGATGGAAACAAATTAAATTTAAAGATGGTGAATCTGTAGTAAATTTTATACAAGATTATAATAAATCTTTAGATAAAGGAAGTTTTGGCAAAGCAATAAAAAAGGGTGCGACAGAAGGTTTTGAAGTTGTTCGAGGAAAAGATGGTATTAAAAATTTAAAAGATGATTACGAAAATATAATTAAAGAATCAAGATCCGAAAAAGCATCTAATAAAGTTCAAGAGCTATATGAACAAAAAGGTGTTAATGCAGCTGTAGAAATAATAGAACAGTTTAAACCTATAACTAATAAAATAGTAGAGCAACGTAAAAATGCGCCTGGTTTTGATAGACAATTACTTACTGATGAAATTGAAACAGGTGCTGGTGGTATACTTGATTTAATACAAGCATATGATCCCGCATCTAATGTTCCTTTAGCCGCTTATATTAATAAGTTTCTACCCGTAAGAGCTATCACAGCATCTCGCAGAATATTAGAAGAAGAATTTGCGGGAGATATTGCAGAAGCACCACAAGTAGCTGCTGAAGCTGCGCCTGAAACAGAGGTTGAAGTTACTGAAACAAAACCTACAGAAAGATTAATTGAAACTAAAAATAAATTTCTTTCACCTGAAGGCAGAACAGGTTTTGAAGAAAATGTAGCTAGTAGAATAGACGAGCTTACTCCAGATGAATTTACATTTAAAAAATTACCAAATTGGGGTAAAGAAAACTTAGCTAAAGAACTTAATATACCAATTAAAAAGTTTGAAGGATCTTCTAATTTTACTCAAGCGGAGCTAGGAAGACTTCTTACTTGGATTGAAACAAACGTAAGTGACATTAGAAGAGCTCTACCGGGCGCTGCAGTATTAGAGGGTGCATCAGTACCTGAAAGCTTAATAGGCACAGCCACAGGAGTTCCTAATAATTTATTAAAGAACATTAACTTATACGAAAGATTAGCAAGAGGTACAAAAGACGCAGGGTTAGTTCCTTATAGAAAATTAAAAGGTATTGATAATAGTTCAATACTTAAAGCGGTAGGTATAATAGACGGTAGGCAAACGGCTGGGCCTAGAGATAAAGCCGCTCAAACGGCTAAAGGTATTTTTAACATGATGGCTAAAGTCATGACTAACCAAGAAATACGCAAACAGCTTCAAGCAAAGCCAAGGCCAGATATTACAACAAAAGAAACTGAATCCGCTAGAGCAGGTGGTATTGAAAGTAGATTATTATTTTCTTTATCTACACCCGCTAAAAAATTATTAAACAAATTTAAAATAGAAGATAAATATAATGGTTTAGATACTAAAACAGGGATTGATTTATTTATTAAAGATATTGAAAAATATTTAATACCTTATTTTAGCAAAGAAGACTTTAAAGTTTTAAATAAATCTATATTAAATTTTAAAACAGAATTTTTTAATCCTAAAGAAGAAAATGTTTCGGCTATAGAACTTCAAAAGTATTTAACAGCTAAACTTGATGCATTAAAACCTAAATTTAGAGGTATGGCTACTGTTGGAAGAACGCCATATAATAATCCATATAGCTTTGGAAAGACACCACAAGATGTTAAATCTAGATTAAAAAACAACGGAAAATGGGTAAAAGACTTTAATACTAAACAAAGGGGGGTGTTTAATAAAATGATATTAGACATGAACAAAGCATATAAGGAAACAGACGGGGCTATCGCATTACCTTTAGTATATTTATTAGAAAATGGACAAAATGAAAGAAGCAATCCTTTCCCTATGGGTGCTGCTGTATTAGGTTTTTATCCAAATGCGGAATCATACACTTATAAAAACAAAAAAGGTAAAGAAATAACCGGATATTATTTATATGAACATTCTTTTCCTGTGACTCAAGCTAGTAGGTTAATTTTAGAAGGAATATTTTCTAAAAATAAAATTACTTTTAATAATAATTTAAAAAGAGTACAGGATAATTTTTATGTATTAGCATTAACAAAAGAAGATGATGTTAAAATACAAAAATATGCTAAAGAAAATGAAGGGAACTTAACTAAAGCCTTACCGGAAAATGAAAGATGGTGGGATAGATATGAAAAAGCCGGTATAGATTTAACTAAATATACTAGTTATATTGAGGGATTTGATACGGTACAGGATATTATAAATGCAGCTAAAGCTGAACAACAAGAGCCTAAAGTATTGCCTTTATATAATATTTTAGGACAATCAAAAATAAAAGCTTCTAAAAGTAATAATAATAAATTACCAAAATCACAACAATTACCATCTTCTTATAATAAAAATAATTTAGTATTAGATAAAATGCAAGAGCTTGATAACGAAGCTAACGAAGCTAGAATTAAGTTTAGCAAATCTCAAGATTTAAATGAAGATTTTAATAATATTATTGAAGCTAAAACAGGAATTGCAACATATAAAAGGTTCTCACCGGCTAAAGCAGAAGTAAGAGGAGCAAGTAAAGGTAAATTTAATTTCTTTATTCCGCCAAGTGCTGAAGACTTTACAGGCTTATTATATAAAACATTGGCTAAAGGTAAAGTAGGTGATACTCAAATGCAATGGTATAAAGATAATTTATTAGATCCTTATGCTAGAGCAATGAATGATGTGTCCTCTGCTCGTGTAGCAATGTTTGAAGATTATAAAAAACTAAAAGAAGACCTTAAGGTTATTCCTAAGAATCTTAAAAAGAAAAGTGTTGATGAATATACCAAAGAGCAGGCTGTAAGAATTTATATATGGAATGAGCAGGGTAATAAAATACCTGGTTTGTTTAAAACGGATCAAAAACAATTAGTTGATTATGTAAATAACGACCCTGAGCTTAAAGTATTTGCAGACCAGCTTATTGCTATGCAAAAAAATGATGATTATTCTGGCCCTAAAGAAGGCTGGCTTACGGGTAGCATTACAACAGATCTATTAGAAAGTGTTAATTCTATAAAAAGAAAAAAATATTTAGAGCAATGGCAAAATAACGTGGACGAAATATTTTCAGAAGTTAATATGAATAAACTTGAGGCTGCATTTGGAAAGCCTTATAGAAAAGCTTTAGAAAATATTCTGCAAAGAATGAAAACTGGTAGAAATAAGCCATTTAGGACTGATACATTAGCAGGTAGAGTTACTGACTGGTTAAATAATTCTGTTGGTGCAATTATGTTTTTTAACACAAGGTCAGCTGTATTGCAAACAATATCATCAATTAACTTTGTTAACTGGAGCGATAATAATATTTATCAAGCTGGTAAAGCTTTTGCTAATCAACCACAATATTGGAAAGACTTTAAATTTTTGTTTAATTCTGACTTTTTAAAAGAAAGACGAGGCGGTTCAAGATTTAATGTTGCAGAGTCTGATATAGCAGATGCCGCTAAAAAAGGTGGGGCTAGAGGAGTTATAAGTAAAATACTTCAAGCTGGATTTTTACCTACGCAAGCAGCTGATAGTTTTGCCATTGCATCAGGGGGCGCTACTTTTTATAGGAATAGGGTTAAATCTTATATTAAAGAAGGCTTGACAGAGACTGAGGCGCAGGAGAAAGCATTTTTAGACTTTAGAGAAATAGCCGAAGAATCACAACAATCATCAAGACCTGATAGAATTAGTGCCCAACAAGCGGGCGCATTAGGGCGCGTTGTGTTAGCTTTTGCAAACACACCAGCGCAATATGCTAGATTAACTAAAAAAGCCGCTAGTGATCTTATAAACAGACGTGGTGACGCTAAAACAAACTTTTCTAAGCTACTATATTATGGATTTGTACAAAATTTAATATTTAACATGTTACAAAAAGCAACATTTTTACTTGCTTTTGGAGATGAAGACGAAGATGAAAAGAAAAAACAAAAAGCATATTTAAGTACTATAAACGGCATGGCTGACGGATTGCTTAGGGGCATGGGTATACAAGGTGCTGCAATTTCTACCATAAAAAATGTTTTAATAAAAATTAGCGAAGATGCCACGGATCCTGTTTCAGATGTATTAGATTTTTCCCCTCCAATATCATCAAAATATGATAAGCTACAAAGGGCTTATAGAATTTACAAATGGAATAAAGAAGAAATAAAAGAAAAAGGATTTAGTTTAGATAGTCCCGCATATGAGGCTGCAGCAAATATTATATCAGCAACTGTTAATGTGCCTTTAGATAGAGTTGTAAAAAAGGTTAATAATGTAGTTGATGCAACTCAAGAAAACATAACACCCCTTGAAAGAGCAATGCTTGCTGCCGGATGGAGCGAATGGGAATTAGGAATACAAAAACCTAAACCTAAAAAGAAAAAGAAAACTAGAAGTTCTGGAAGAGGAACTAGCAGAAGTAATAGTAGATCATCAAATAGAAGATAATATGAATTCACCATTGTATGCAAAAATTAGCGGGCCTTGCAAAGCCGCAGCAAAAAGAAAATTTAAAGTATGGCCATCTGCTTATGCTTCGGGTTGGGGCGTAAGATGTACGAGCGCCGGGGGCCCAGGTAAAATGGGTAAAAAGAAAAAATAATGAACTTATTTGAAAATTTTGATGTTACTGATTTAACATTTAGAAAACCACCTGCAAATGATTCTTTAACAACATTTAAAGAATTGCAAGAATTAAATAATTTAAAATTAGATAAAGATTTTGTAGTTCAAAAAGATAATATTATTGATAATTTTGAAAAAATTAATTCTGCAGCAGGTGTAAATTTTCCTAAAAATGAAATTAATAAACTTCAAAACGATTCAAGTAAAGTAATTAAAGATTTAAAAAATTATTTTAATAGACCTAGACCTAAAGAATTAGCCAATACCTTAGGGGTAAGCATGGAAAATGTAGATCTTAAATCCATGAAAACACCTTCATATCCTTCAGGACATTCAGCACAATCTAAATTAATAGCTAAAGTATTAGGAGATAAATATCCTCAATTAAAACAAGAATATAATAAAGAAGCAGAAAATATTTCAAATAGTAGAAATGTAGGCAGAGCACACTATAAATCAGATAGTAAGTTTGGTCAAGAAGTAGGCGAAAGAATGTACGAATATTTAAAAAATAATAAATATGCCATTTGAACAAAACAATTCACCGTTTTTAAAACAAAAAGGCGGAGGTACTACAAAAGCCTGTTTACCTCTTGCTAAGATAAGAAGCATGAGCAAAGCTGAAAAAGGTAAAGTTGTACGCGCTAAAAGAAAAGCAGGTAAAGCTGGCAAATATAAAAGAGATTCTAAAACTAATGTTAAAGGTGCAAGTACAAAAGGCGGTACGCTCCGTGATTGGTTTGAAAAAGAAGATTGGAGACAAGTAGCTAATCCAAGTAAAAAATGTGGTGAAAAATGAAATATTTTAAAGACAAGGAAGACTTTAAAGGCAACATGGATAAAATGGATCCTAAGCTGTTAACCATGCTTGATGAGCTTCGTGAAGAATACGGCCAACCTATTATTCTTAATTCCTCATATAGGTCTGCTTCTCATCCTGTAGAAATTGTAAAAAGCAAACCAGGCGAGCACACATATGGTGCTGCTGTAGATATTAAATGCGCTGGCGGTGAAAATACATTTAATTTAGTAAGTGCAGCTATTAAAGTTGGATTCAGACGCATAGGAATATCGCGTAAAAGTAATTTTGTACACGTTGGAATTGGTTATCCTAACGCTCCCGAAACAACTATTTGGACATATTAACCGTCACAACTTAAACAATCAGGATCCATAGCGGCTGCAGCTATATCGCCTCTTAATACAGATTCTGTTCTAGTATAATATAAAGTTTTAATTCCTCTTTTCCAAGCTTCAATATGAACTTGATTTAGCCATCGTGGTGATGCTTCCGATGGAAATGCTAAATTTAAACTTACCGACTGATCAACATAATCTTGTCTTATTCCAGCTTGTCTAATTAATTCTAATTGATTTATTTCTTTGAATGTTTTAAATACATTCTTTACTGATTCTCCTTCTTCTTGGTTAAGTCTTCCTCCGTGATCGTAATACCATCCGTCAAGTTGTTTAATTCCTTGAACGGATCCACCATCTTCCAAAATTTTATCCCAAGTTTCTTTAGTGTCGATTCCAACTTTTCTTAATACTTTTTTAAGTTCTTTATTTTTACGTATAAATGTACCTTTTGCAGATTGTTCTGTAAATACATTAGCAGCCCAAGGTTCAATTCCCGGCGATACATTACCTGCTAATTTACTATTAGATACCGTAGGCGCAATAGCCCTAAGGTGAGTATTCCTAAAACCGGTACCTACACACCACAAAGGCTCGCCGTATGTTTCAGCTAATGCTCTTGATGCTCTTTCAGTCTCAATTTTTATTTTTGAAAAAATTTCTCGCGTTTTGAATTGCGCTAATAAACTTTCGAAACCAATTCCGTTTTTCTGTAACAGGCTGTGCCACCCAAGGACACCAAGTCCAAGAGCCCTTCCTTTTTCCGCACTGCGTACAGAGTTCTCGAATCCCTTCATATTCTTTGCCTTCTGGATAAATTCTTCTAGCACACCGTCCAGGAACCATGTGGCGTCGTATATCAGATTGGTATTCTTCCATTCATCATATTTATCTAAGTTAACTGAAGATAAGCAACAAACAAAGCTATGGCTTTCATCCGTATGCAATACTATTTCGCTACAGATATTAGTCATATGTACTTTTAAACTGTTCTTTTTGTATGCTTCTGGATTATTTTTATTTGTGTTTCCCTTAAAAAGAATATAAGGTTCGCCAGTAGCTTTACGCTTTTGAAGGAGTTTGGACCATTTCCTCCGTGCTTCTTTATCTCCCGCTTCAAGTCTTCGCATAAACTTGTCACCGACCACAGCACACTGGTGGAGGTTGAGTGATTGTCTATTGACATCTCCTTTAGGTTCTCGGATTTCAACCCATTCATCAAAATCGGGATGTTCAATATTGATATTAACTGAAGCAGCTCCTCGTCTGACAGATCCTTGATTAGTGGCAAGTATTGTTGAATCGTATATCTTGCAAAACGGCACCACTCCATCACTTGTTCCATTGTTTGTTATTCTAGCCCCGGCAGGACGAATCATATTAATTCCGATACCAACACCCCCGCCGTGTTTTGCTAGTAACATCATTTCTAAATTTTTAGTACCAATATCATGAACGCTATCCGCTACATCAATACCAAAGCAACTAATAGGTAATCCGCGATCTGAGCCAGTATTAGATAGTACAGGTGAAGCCAAACACAGCCAGCCTTTCCATATATAATCAAAAAACTTTTCGGCTAGTTCTGGTTTGTATAAACGTTTTGCTATAGTTTTAGCAACCCGTTCGTATGCGTCTTTAGGAGATTCTCCATTAATCAAGTAGCCACCTGTAATTGTTTTTTTGTAAACATCGGTTTCTCCCCAAACAGGATAATCTTCACCTCTTTTCCAATCGCTATTCCACATTTAAATCTAATTTTTTTTCTTCTTTAGGTTTTTCTACAACTTCAGTCTTTAATTTTTCTAAAGCTTCATCATAACCATCCATAAGTTTTACTAGTTCTAATGTGCCTACACTTAATTCTCTAAGGTGTGCTATTTCATTTAATACTTGCTGTGTAACACGCTTAAGAGCCTCAACGCTTCTTTGCATGTCTACTAATTTACTTTCTTTCATATATTATATAAATAAATTAAATAACCAATAGTTACATTTAAATTAACTATCACTAAGTTCCATTGTTTTGCCACAAATACTTGGGGTAAAGATAATATACCCCCGGTTATATAGGTAACAGCTCCAATATTATCAGGTAATAAATAAGGCGAAATCATTATAAAAGCAGCACCCATATAACCTAATCTATTAGATAATCTTTCTAATGGTGTTAATTTTCTTTCTTTTACTAATGCTTTTAGCTTTACCATATATCTTCAAAATCTTCTCCTTCGTTAGCTTTTGAGTAATCAGTTGGACGAACAGCAAAAAAATCAGTATGAGTATGCCCCCCGGTAAGATGGTAGAACCAGTCAAGACTGCTTGCTGCTTTTTTGTCAAATTTAAAGTGTTCCCCACTGTACGCGTATCCAAGTTCGTGTAACTTTTCATTAAGTCTTTTTCTAATAAATTGTTTGAGATCGTTGGCTTTAAGGTTTTCAATGTCCCCAAGCTCGAACATTTTATCAATATATTTTTCTTCTGCATCTAATATTGTTTTAGCTGCATCAAATATTTCAGGTTTACATTTATTTAGCAGCTTAGGATCTTCTTCACACATATGCCTAAATAATTGGCACCCCATTTTACTATGTAACGATTCATCTCTTACTGACCACTTCATTTGTTGGCCAATACCTTTTAATAAATTTCTTAATTGAAAAGAATATAATACAGCAAAAGCAGAATAAAGACTAACTCCTTCAGCAAAAGCAGAAAAAATAGCCAGGGACTTTGCGATACCAACCAACTCATTTCCTTCATAAGCGACGAGGTTGTCAAATCTTTCCATAGTTGCTTCATCCTGTAAAAAAGCTTCAAAATTTTCAAGACCAAGTGTTTCATTCAAATAACTATATGCTACTGCGTGTATTGTTTCTTGGCTACCAAACATCATAGCCATTTGTTGTATTTCGTGTTTAGGAAACCACGCTACAACTTTTTGTGTCCAATAATCTGATACCGCACACTCTGTTTGGGCAAAACCTAATAGTATATTTCCTACTAAATTTTTTTCTTCTACAGTAAGTTTTTCATTCCAATCTTTTACATCGCCCGACATGGGTATTTCTGTATGTAACCAAAATGCCTGCGCTTGTTTTAGCCAACCTTCTGTGTAATATTCTGGAAATTCAAAAGGTTTATAAGGTACTCTTAAATCAAATAATCCCATTTATTATTTATCTACTATTAAACAAATATCTACGAACGGTAAATATACAACATGCTCATTATAATTTTCATTAATATATGATCTTATTCCTAACAATATACCAGGATACAAACCAATACTTAATTCCCAGCCTTTACCTTCCTTGTCCTCTATATTTTTTGGCATAATTTTTACTTTTTTTAAGTTTAGACGTTTTGCTTTTTGCGTGCACATTTGGACGCTTAACTTTATTTTTTTTGGTGTAATTATTAGATATAACTTTAGCCATAACATTTTATATTGTGTGTTTCTTGTATTTCAACTAATTCTTTATATAAAAGTCTTCCTCTTGTTTCTATACTCCATTTTATAAACTTATCTACTTGCCTGTCTGCATATTTAATGCGAGCTACTTTTTTAGCTTTTCTAGGATCAATTCTACCGTTCTGTCGCATTCTTTTTGATTCTGTGGTTTATATAGTGTATAATTAGGGAATTGGTTCATTACAAGTTGCTTAAATAGCTTCCAGCGCATTGGGAATGATTCATTAGCCCTGCCCTTTGTTTCAATTATAAAATTGTCTCCTATAAAATCTGGAGTATATTTAATTGGAAGTATTCTTTTGCAGCCTCGGTTTTTATAATCACCTTTGCCATTTGATTGTCTTTCATATACTTCGTTTTCAAAATGAAACCCATTTAATAAAACAAAAGTTTCCCCTTCATATTTTGATCGTATTTTAGCTTTTTTTAAAGCCATATACATATATCTTTCTAAGCCTGATGCAAAGTTAATATTATCGTACGATACTTTTTTAGAAACAACTGGACCACGTTTTCTTTTTTTATATGGTCGTCGTTTAATCATCACCAAATGTTTTATTTATATTTTTTAACATTACTTCTTGAAGTTCTTCAGTGGTGTTTTCTTTAAGCTTTTGAAGATATAATACAGCATCCATTAATTCTTCTTGCAAGTGATTCATCCAAATAAACATATCAGATGGATCTTTATCAAGTGTTATTTTATATTTTTCAAAGCCTACATCAGATCTATCTACAAATTTATCTACTACTCGCTCTACTACTGGATCTCTAAATTTTATTTCTTTCTTATTCATCTTTTACAAATGTTCCGTTAATCATTCTACCAGTTCTACTAGATATTTCATCATAAGCAGACTGAATACAAGTTTCAATATCGGTACCGACAAGATGGGCAAGATTAGTAAGAACAACAATGCTATCACCAATAGCATCAATAATATCTTCTTTATTATTTTTAAGTAAGGCTTGTGATAATTCTCCAGATTCTTCATATAATTTAATTAGCTGTGTTTTAGTATCTCCTTTTTCATACAAACCTCTTTCTTCAGCCCAACTTCTAATATTGTTAAATATTTCAATTGTTTCAACAATAGGCGTAAGATTGTTTTCAGGATTTAAAAAAGCTTCATAATAAGCTTTGTTATAAATATAACTGCGCTTGTCATTGTACATAGATTTTTTGCAGTTTAATAAAATCCAATTAATAGTTTCAGGATCTAATTTAAATTCTCCATGCGAAGTTTCCCAAGAAAAATCTAAATGATCTCTAAGCCAATTATTAAGCTGTAGCTTAGGAACTGGAAATGTTGTGGTTTGTTCGGTAACGTTTATTTTCATTTTATTTAATTTTTGATTACATAAATCTTTATACTTTTGCCTGTCAACTTTATAACCATAAGACTTTTGAAGTTCTATTTCCCGGTCAGATATATAATTTATATCATCACTAGAATCAAGAACTTCATATTCATCTAACTGATAACCCTGGACAGCCGTTACACGCTTATTAAGATTACGTGTAACCCCTATTTTTTTACCCGGTACGTGATAAATAAAATACATATTTTATGTTGCTAAAGGTGCTTTTATAACTGTTGCAGGATTGTAATCTATTAAAGTAATGTCTTCATGCTCAGGTATATCAACCTTGTGTGTTAAAGATAACCCTTTTTTTAATTTTACAGTAGGCAATTTACTATCAGCCCTATTTAAATATTGTGTAGCTTGTTTAATATGATTACTATATAAATGACAATCTCCTAAAAAACAAACAAGTTCTCCCAACTCATAGCCTGAACCTTTAGCTAACATAAGTAATAATAAGCCATACATTGCTAAATCATAAGGTAAACCTAAAAATACATCTACTGATCTTTGTGACCAAGCTAAACTTAATTTATTATCATTTATATATACTTGAAAGCCATAATGACAAGGAGGAAGTGCCATATCATCCAATTCAACGGGATTCCATAAGCTTGCCATAATGCGCCGCGAGCTCGGGTTTTGTTTAATTTGCTCGAGAATATACTTAAGCTGGTCAACACCATTAAAGTTGCGAAGCTGCTCGCCATAAACAGGACCAAGAGTGTTATCAGTCCTACCTGATTTTGTATAATTATCATCCCAATAAGAAATGCCGTGATGGCGTAAGTAATACATGTCAGTACGACCCTGTAGTATCCATAATAATTCCGTAATTGCATGATTAAAATATATTTTTTTAGCGGTTAATAATGGGAATCCATGAGCCATATCATGAGTAAGCATCCGTCCAAAGATAGCCTGTGTTCCTGTGTTAGTTCGATCTTCTTTAGGTAATCCTTCGTAGAGTATATCTGATAATAATCTTCTGTATTCATTTTGTACGTTTTTCATAATAATATTTTCTTGCTTTTTTTATTGCCGGCCATATTCCTTTATCATCATAAGATATAGGTGAAATATGTGCCTTCTCACCTTTTTTATACAACCCTAATCTAACTTCTACATACCAAGAATCTGGGAATAATCCCTTTGTAGCAGGTTTAGGAGATATACGATAATTATTATTAATACAATAATTAAAATGCAATTGTTCCTCATTATTTAAATTTTCATGATACTTATTTAACCCTTTATAATTTTTAGGTTTTTTTAACCCACTTCCCATGGCATTTCTTCTAAATGATTTGTTTCAGGATATATAGGTATAAAACAACCTGATTTATATTCCCATCTAAAATGTGCTTCTGCACCATTTTCGCCTAAGTTTTGGAATTTAACTTTGAGCACTTTGGCTTTAACAGTTTTATTATCATAATCGCGGTGAATGAGTAAACCATGATAAGATGCATCATACCACTCGCCACCGCCTTTAATATTATACATAGTTGGTTCTTCAATTTTGCCATCTTTATCTTTATACATTTTAGTAGGGTGAGCTACAACTATAACTAATACATCATATTTTTTAGCAAATATTTCAATCTTAGTAAGGTATTCCATTGTATACCTATTTACATCTTCTGTCTTGCAATTTACGTCCCTTATTTTATTAAATGGATCAATAACTAAACATTTAATTCCTTTTCTTTTAACAAGTTCAGCTCCTTTCTTTAAAACTGATTCTAAAGTATAGCGCTCCATATCTATAAAAAAGAAATTTTCATTAACATGCTTAGCTATTGATTGCCATTTTGCTCCACCAATGTCGGACTTTTGTGGCATGTCTTGCCACACTTTTCGCATTAGTTTGTGAGCATGTAAAAATGTTGGTGCATTTTCAGGTGATGCAAAAGCTGTTTTCCATTGATAATTTTGATTATATCCTACGACCATTTGGTCAACAAAATCAGACTTACCAGAAGAAGGTATACCAGTAACAGTAATAAACTGGCCGGTATACGTTGAAAATATTTCATCAAAATTTTGTAAACCAACTTGATAGCCTTTTTTAAATCCATTTTTAACAAAATCTGTAATTTCTCCTTCAATGTCATTGAACGTCGTGACGTTTTCGAGCGGTACGGCCTTCGCCTTTTGTACAAGCTTTGATAATCTTTCAGTTCCATATTTTAATAAATATTCGTTAGCGTCTTTGCAATCATCGAAGTCTATAATAAAACAAACCTCTGCACCAAGACGTCTAATTAATTCTTGTTGCAAGGCTTGTCCTGCTTCGTCTTTATCAACTGCTAAAATTATTTTTTCTTTATCATCAAAATAATCTATACAGTTATCTAAGTAATCTAAATTATTATTATTTATTGTAGCGCCGTTTGGGACAGAGACCACGTTTCGTATTCCAGCTTCATGAAAAGATAAAACATCCATCTCGCCTTCCACAATAATACAGCTGTTATACCCAACAATGCTGTTAATATTATAAAATACTTTTTCGGCTCCTTTAAATAATTTAAAGTTTTTTCTACCATCTCTATATTTTATGTTAATTAAATCATTACCAATAAAATAATTAAATTTAATAGTATTTTCTTCTTTACCTGTTTGTGGCATCCATTCAGGGCCTTCAGATATTTTTAAATTTTGTAACGTATTTTTATTAATACCACGCAGTTTAAACCAATCTTCAACCTTAGTGTTTTTAACAGGAGAAATATTTTCATTTACTGGTCGCACAAATTCCTTTGTGCTATCACCTTTTCTTTTATAAGTATGTAACTGAAATGTAGTATTGCAGTTGTGACAAGTACCAAGCCCGGTTTGCCAATCATACGATGCACACTTTAATTTTTGTTTAGATGACTTTCTATCAGATGAACACAGGGGACAAATCCCCTGCGTCTTTCCTTCTTCAAGATCATATTGGTTGAAGCTTTCTATTGCGTAACCATTTATTTCTTGAGTATTTATTTGCATTTAATTTTCGTCTTTTAGTACTGGTTCATTGTTTTCATCGTAATGAACATAAATCCATTTATCTTCGATCACGTCATAGTATTTATTAAAACGGTAAATCATCTGCTACAGGTTGAGGTTTAGGGGCTACAGGCGCCGACTGTATATTATCTCTGGGCGCAGGCTCTACATTTTGTCCATTAGTCCAAACAACATTTATATTGCCTAAGTAAACTTTAGGTTCTTTACTTTCGCGTTGTTCTTTTGTTTGTTGAACAGTAAGTGATCCTTGTTGACCAAATTGATCAATATCATCATTAATAGTAATTGTTACAGGTAAGTATTTTCCTTTCTTACCTTCAATAATTTTGTCCTTTGGGACTTTTGATAAATTAATACTTGTGTTTAAAATAGTTGCCATATAATAAAATTTAAAGTGTTTCGTTTATAAAATATTGGTTAGGGTCAAAGTTAGGTGTATTATAATGTAAATCAAACATTTCGCATGCTTTTATTACTTTATCTTCTCCTCTTTGTAAAAACTTTTCAGAACAATCACACAATTTAATTTTATGTGTGTTTTTATCCATAGCTATAAATACCATTTCAAATCCAAAAAGTTTATTGTAAATGTAAGCCTGGCTGTCATAATTAAATTTAGAAGCACTGAATCTAAAATTGTCAAGATTTGTTGTAGTTTTTAAATCAATGACTAAATGCTCATCATAATTAATTATATCAGCCTTAGCTTTCCATTTAACATCATTTATTATACCCATAGCAGGCTCTTCATAAATCATATTAGAGCCTGTAATTAAGCTTTCTATAAATTTGTTTTTAAGAAGTTTTTCAGTCATTGCTTCAACCATATCTGCTTCTTCTTGTAATAAACACATCTCACCATCTGATATTTCTTTATAGTGTTTTGTATTTCTACTAGAGCTTTCTATAATTCTAAACGATTTGACTTTTTCAGGTTCAAGTATAATAGTATGAAAATATCCACCTATAAGCATAGCAGGCGTTTTTGCTATGGGTTTATACAAATTTTCGGGCTCGCTTAACAGAGTTTTAATATTTGAATTGCTTAAATATTGTTGGCCAAACTTACCGTAGTAATGTTCATCCTCCCTGAGCTTATCTATTATCTCTTTATGATTCATTTAAAGTGTGCTTAATTCTTGTTCTAATTCAGGTGTAAGCTTATATTTTTTTTTAATTTTTTCTAATGATCCACCTTTTTTCAAATATTCTTTTGCTTCTGGAACCCAATTGTTATTTGAGTTTGTAGTAGCATCAGCGTCAGCAGTATCATCAATTAAAAATAAATTACCTAAAGCATATTTTTTAGCATAAGAGCTGGCTGTGCCATATCGCTGGGGCATTGCTTGCCCTTTAAACATAACATCAACGCCTACTACCGCAGTTGCTGAAAGCTCATTTAGATTATCTCTAATGGTTGCTGTTGATTGAATTACTGAAGGATCACTTGATATAAGTTCTTCTGTTGTAGTTACGGTTACATCTAGCTCTAGTAAGAACGGTTTTAAAGCTTCTAAGATGTCTTCGGCAGATCTATAATAATAATTACCGAATTTGTTGAAGCGACTTTTTTTTGCTTTCAACTTGGTTTGAATGGTTGCTAATTTTTGTGTCAATTCCATAAAAAAAATTAGATTGGTTAATAATATAATTACGCATCTCGTGTATTATTTACACGGAATCTCCTATTTAACTTACAGATAATCAAGCACTTGCGAGCTATCTACGTTGTCAATTAGTTTTTGTATCGCTGCCTTTTTTATTTCAGATATCCTTACGTAAGAGCTAGGCCCTTCAATACCTATAATCTTTGCAATATCATTGGCAGAATGCTTATCACAATCTAATCCGTAAGATAAGCGTAAAACTTCATACTCTTTTGGATTAAGATTCTTTTTTAATATACTTTTTAAATACATATTAAGCATACCTAAATTATATGGTTCAGATCTATCAGGCACTTGATCAAAATAACTTTCTTCATTATCAGCCTGTTCATCTATACTTAAAAATATACTATTAAAAAATATTTCAACTATTTTTTTATCTTGGGGGTTTTGGCGCATTTCATTTAATCTATGCTCTGGAATCCGTATATGTCCTCTTGTTATATCAATTGATCTTCTAATTGCACCTTTAATTCTTTTAGAAAGAAATGATTTAATTGTTTTTTCAGGGTCTTCTGATTCAACTATTTTGCTCATTTCTATTTTATCAACCGCTGCTATAAGACCTTTACTGCCTTCTTGTATAAGGTCAGTTATATCTAATATGCCTGATGCTTGTTGTGTGGTTGCAAATTTATGTGCCATATTTTCTACAAGTGGTAAAAACTTTATGATCAGCTCATCTCTAGTGTAAAGATCATACGTTCGTTTATTTTCTGGCATACTGTTTTGTAAATCAGTTTTATACCGAATGTAATTCTTTACATTATATTTTTTCATGTGCTTATATCATAGAGTTCAATAAATTTTTTTCGGTTTTTAATTGGTTATCGAGGTTTCTGTACACGGTCCGGGTTGAACAGCCAAGCATCCGCGCGATGGTTTGAACTGTTATGCATTCATGCATATCGTGTATAGCATTCATGCATTCATATATATTTTCTTTTGTTGCAATCTTAGATCTACCTATTAGCTTACCTACGATGCTCAACTTCTCTGATTTGGTTAGTCCAGTAATATCATTGAATATTATTTTACGCAATTTATTTTTTGGTGGTCGTTCCAAATCTAATTTATAAATGTCATTAATAATACTCATTAATATATCATCAGATATTTCAAAGGTAATAAAATTATTTGGTTTATATGTAATATGTTTACATAAACTTTTAAATCCTTGTTCTGATAAGGTAGGATTTAAATATGTTAATACAAGCAAATGCCATTTTAATGATCTATATGTATTGATCTTAGCTTTACTTCGGAATAGTTCATAGCACTGGTGTGTACCTTCTTTATAAAATCTACCCCATTGAAATACTTCAGAAGGTTCATCTGTAACTGGACCTCTCCGATATATTATTCTGTTATTATTTAAGTAGTCCATTCTGCGTGACATTAGCCTGCTACTCGTTATATATTAATTACCTTATGTCGCATCACATTTCTAAAAGTTTTAGCCTTTGGCTATACTTCTTAATAAGATCAGCTTTATGTTTTAATTTTTCTACCGGCATAATACCACTTCGGTTATAAGATAAAACATCTTCGATTATATCTTGTCTAAGCATATAAATGTTATTCCATATATAATCTTTATGATCTTTTGTTCGGCTAACCCAGATTACAATTTGTTTATTACCTATTTTAATTTTCATAATATATTATCTATTTTGCGTTGTATATGTTCAAGCCTTCGCTTAATTATACTTGCCCGCTCATACTGCTCATTCTCTTCACATTGTTCAAGTAATTCACTTAAGCGGCTATGTTCATCCAGCAATATTAAGAAATTATTTCCTTCACCGGTAATTTTTTTATATAATTTATCTGCAATCATTTTAGCAATTGCTTCTGCTTCGCGCTCAGTCATCAGTTGTTTCTATAATTTTATATATGTAATTCAACACATTAAGCTCTATCTTAGCACCTTCGACGAGACTTATCATTTCGTCATGCGTAATGCTGCCTCTATACTTGCCACTTTTAAGTTCTCGACGTAAGTCTTCAAGGTGAATACCTGCGTGCAATACTTTGGCATATATTTTATTGTTTGCTCGTTCTTTAATTGTCATTACTAAATTGTTTATCATCAACTATATTATCAAGTTTATTACGTAAAACATTTGTAAATTTGTGGCCCATCGATTCCATTTTATCTAAACATCCACGCGTAAAATTATACATTTGTTTATTTTGTAATAGTTTGACTCTGTATTTTTCTTTATAAAATCTATCTGGATCAAGACGTTTTACTTGCATTTTCATTTTAGTATCCATATGCTTCTGCAGTTTTAAATATTTTCGGTGGTAATCTTTTTCCCACAAAGGATTGATTACATTCTCGAATAGTTTAAGGCCGTGAATAACTGTTGCATGATCTTTATCCACAGCGTTGCCTATCTTAACTAATGATTCACCTGAATAATCTTGAGCTAATTTATAATAGATTGCTCTAGGGTATACCACATCGCGTCTGCGTGTGCGTTCTTGTATTTTTTTATTAAATGCGTTGTTTACTATGTTTCTAATAGCTATCGAGTTCATTACTTTTTATTTTTCCACGGGGGTTAATAATTGGTTGTTTCCATCTGTATCCTAATATGGGGTGCATCATGTAATCATACACATCCCAGATCATTTGTTCTTTATCTTTCATTATACTACTTCTAAATTAAGTTCGCGTGCTACATAGTTAATATGCTTAGATGTTGTTGGGCTTGATGTCATACCATATACATTCCATTTGAGCTTGTATAATTTACCATTTTTAATTTCAGCAACGTGTGTATCATATGAGTATATGTCATTGTTTATTTGTTTAAGGTTTTGTTTGTATCTGTTAAAGGTTTTCATAGTCTAATAAAGTTTAATGGTTTAATATATTTGTTAATGAATTTGCCAATTGATTCAGCATTGCGCATACCTTCGAACATGAATGGTTCAACACTTTTGTAGAGGTATTCTCGGTTGTTGGTGAATGTAAGCTTGAGCTCACTGGTTTCGTAGTTGTACTCTGCAAGTTTAATGGCTGCAGAATTTACATTGATTCGTTCTTTAATTAATTTTTTCATTGTTATTTAATTTTATTATATTATCAAGTGTCTTACGTGTTAGTTCTGCAGATGGTATTCCATCCACAATATCTGTTGTTACATCTTTAGGATAATGCTTTAATATGTTTTCAATTATTCCGTCTAGCACATGATCATCAAGCTCGTTGTTGAGTGTGTAGTGATCTGTCTTGTTTTTGTATGTGATTGATAGCTTACTCAGTCCCATCGTCATCTATATTTTCACTTAGCCATCTTTCAATTTCAGACTCGTCTATGTATTCATCTACATCATCCATAAGGATTCTAGCCTCAGGAATATCTTCAGCAACTTGTACTATGCGCTCCATGATGGTATCAAAATCAGGTTGATAATAGTATACATCATTTTCCCAGCTAAGACAGCCAGGGTCTTCGGTTAAGATATAAACGTTATATCCGTCTGCTGTCATGTACTCAGTTAATTGTAAATCATTATCACAATAGTTGTCAAAGTTTGTAATGGTTACATTTAGGTGTTTTTCTAGTCTTTCTAATGGTGTCATAATTTTTGGTTTTAAAGTTGTTGGTTTAATATATAATTTAATACTTGTTTAGTTGTTCCAGTCATGCTTTGCTCAACATTATTTTGGTCTTGAAACGAAAGTTTATAGAACTTAGGTTTGTGTATTTCAAACTCGGTGTTAAATTTATTTCCTGCCATAATTTTTGGTTTTAAGGTTTATAATATTGTACGGAGGAGGAGGAACATTACCCTCGCTTCATCTCGAGATTCTATCTGCCCGTCGGCAATCCCCCGTAGCTGATTACACATATATGCATGTGTATAGCATTTAGTCTTCGACCTGTTCAGGTGCTTTATATTTGTTATCAATGTAGTCAATCAATCTTACCGTGAAGTATTCGATTAAGTCATTGCCTTCAAAGCCATCATCAAGTAATGGTTTAAGCTTTTCAATGTTGTAGTCAAACGCCCAGTCGTCAACTAAACCTCTCATGCGTTCGTGCTTTCTTCTAAGTTCTAAATAGTTTTCTAGTTTGTTACTCATAATTATTATTTTTTAGATTCATATATATTATCAATAGCCTTGCGTATTTATTCTGTAAGCCCGTGAGCTATCTTAAGTAATTCAACCGTGCTTTCGTGTTCGGCTTCAACACGCCATGCATTCTTCTCCTTTACTTCTAATCTCCAGTTGTTCATATTGAATCCACCTCGTATCTGCCAATCTTGTATGTTTCTTTTCATCCTATATATTCTAATAAGTTTTTAATCTTCTTTAAATTCTTGTGTGCAATTTGTGCATTCATAAAGTGTGCATAGTCTGGGCCAAGTTCAACCAGGTCATCGACCGTTTGGCGTAGCTCGTAGAGTTTGTCTTTTGTTTTCATAATTGATTTACTATTTTAGTTTTTAATTCATTTATAAATTCTATATATCTATCACCTGATAAATGTTCAGTATACTCGTTGCCATCTGTTTGCCATGCAATTGCTTCTTGTATGTATTCAGTAACAATTGGTGTAATCTCATCGGCTAAATGTTCTAATGCTTTTTGTTTTATATCATTCATATTATTTATTTTTTAAATATATATTATAATCTTCTTTTACTTTATCTAATACTCTGCTTAAATCTTGGGGGTCATAATCAAAGGTTGAAACTTTCATCCAGTGTGCAATGGATTCTAAGGATTCAATTGCTTGTTCTTTATTTGTCATATTGTTTTAGTTTATGTTCCGCTATAACCCCAGGCCCCAGCTTCGCTGTTTAAATATTCATCTTGCATTGCATCTACTTTTGCTTTAGCATCATACTTAGATGCATGATCTTTAATTGCATGTATAGCATCTGATATATCATCAAAGTTGATGTGTGTATGTGCTGACGGTCTTTTGAGTATTACCGTTGCACCCATTGAACTGATCTTATTTCCCATATAATCATATGTACCAGTCTTAAAGTCATACATTTTATTTGATAAATTTTTCATTTGTAAAGGTGTTAAATTATTTGTATATATTTTTTTTGTTGGTGTTTTAATGCATAATCAGTGTACACATATATAATTATTTATAATTATTATCGGGTTGATTACGTATTTATTTTGTAACGTTTCTCAGTGCGACATAAGGTACTTAATATAGATTAATAACAGGCTATTGTCACACTTCTTCAAATTCACAATTCTCTTTACAATCTCCACATCTTTCACTATCGATGTCTCCGAGCCATGGACTTGCACCGCAGCAGTTTGATACTAATTCAGTCATAATTTTTATTTTATTATATTATCAGTTAGTTAACGTATTATTTTTGTAAGGTTTCTTTCATGTCATCAAGTTCTGCTATGTCTTGAGTAATTAAGAATGATAGTTCCCTGTCATCGTTTTCCATTATGTATTCTATTAGATCCAGTCTATCTGTAATATCATCTTGACTTTCATCATTATAAATTTGTATTAAAGTATTGTACACTTCATCTCTGTCATAGTAACTGTTAATGTATTCCATAGTTTTATATTTTAAGTTTATTATATTATCAAATTAAGAACGTGTTATTTCTGTAAATCCGCTTCACTTCGGTCGACGAAGGAGGTGAGGTTCAGCCCAGCTTGCTGAGACGCCAGTCAATCTTTGTAAGTATGTTACTGACATGTATTTCGAATTTGTCTTTATCGTTCGGAACATCGTCTCCGTTTAGAAGATCGTACATTGCATACCTCATCAAGTTCAATTCGTTCTTTGTGAATTTCATATTATATGTTTTTAATTATATTTATTTGTTCTTCGATTTCTTTTATTCTTTCTTTATTATCATTAGAGTTTTCTCTGGAGTCAACTACTTGTTCGAGTAGAGTTTCGAGTGCGAGTATTATTAAGTATTTATTCATATTATATATTTTATTATATTATCAAATGTATTACGTATTTATTCTGTACACTCTCGAACTTCTTTTATATTGTCTAAGCCCCATTCTGCAGCTGCATATTTAGTTGCTTCCATTATGCTATTTGCTTTTACATAACTTTTAAAGTGTGTTGCTACTCCTCTTTTAAGCCAAGTGGCTTCTTTAATTACTTCGTACATATCTTTTATATTTTATTAATTACATTTATATTATCAAATTAGTTGCGTATTAACTTTGTAAACGTTTTTTTAATTCATAAATAATATCTACCATTAGGTCGCCATGCTTATCATGGTCACATTCGCCATGTGTTTCGATTAGGTGGTCTACCACGATGCCATGAATCGCATCGAATGATTGAGTACTTAGTTCTTTTAATGTCATCATATTTATTATTTTATTAATTACATTTATATTATCAAATGGACAACGTATTATTTTTGCAAACGGTCCGGATAGTTTCTACCAGGAAAAAGTCAATACTTACGTGCAAATTCTGTAAAAAGCTGAAACCTACGTGATTTTTCTGTAAAAGCTTGGGGGGCTGGGGTAAACAAAAACGATTTCCGTAACGTGCTGACAATCATATACATATGCGCAACACAATTATTCCCAATATCTAACAAGTTTTTTCAGCAGTGCGACAATAGGTAATTATAAATACTTAAGTAACAGGCTAACGTCGCATACAATGTAAATATTGTAAGTTGTGTGTAACTTATGCGATTATAAAAGAATAGGTAATTCAATCTAATTATGAAAAAGAACGAGGTTCTAGTTAAGTCCAATGGGCTGAGGAATGAATTGAAGGAAATACGTAAGAGTATTGACAAACTAACGGACGCGCTTATTGAAATACATATCGCACAAACAAACCAACATGAAATTAATAGGAAGTATTGTACTTGTAGCTCTGATGATGAGTTGCTCGGCAACAAGACAAGTAAGAATAAATGAATTCAAAGAGCTAACTAAAGATATGCGGATTGAAACCGCGGATGAAACTAGAATGGCTCAGGTTTTATATTTAAGAATGGTAAATAAACGAAATTATTATGGGAATAGGTAGAAACAGTTTTAAAGCTGCTAAAGAAAAAGCAAAACAAGCTGGTAAAAAAATTAGAGATGCAAAACCGCAGCAATTTATGTCAAAATCTTTTTCAAGAATTCCTGCTAAAGGGGTTAATGAAATAAAACCCGCTGGAATAAACGAATCTCCGGCTAATGGTAATGCATTTACAGGGGCTATGGCAAAAACAGGTGGTAATTACGCAGAAGCTAAGAAACTATTAGGTGATTCACCTGCCGCTTACGGTACTGGTTCTCCATTTAAGCTAATGAAGAGTAAGATCTTTAAGAAATAAGGTAATGCCCCAAAAATTATCGGCTAAAGCCAAGGCAAAAAAGGCTCAAAGAGACAAACAATACGCTATGACGCCCCGTAGAAGGGCTATGAAAGCGGAAAATCAACGCCTTCGGCGTAAATATCTTAAAAAGGGCTTCAGTTTAGCCGGTTTAGACTACGATCACGAAGATAAAAAGTTTGAATCGATAAAAAGAAACCGGGGTAACGACGGAAACGGCACAAAAACAGAAAAAACTTAACAATGGCAGTAATATATTCATATCCTAAAGCAACACCGACCTCGGCAGATCTACTTATAGGTACATTGACATCGGATGCAAGCGGAGAAAACCCAACAAAGACCTTTAGCATACAAGATATTATTAATTTAGTACCTGCGGCTGGAACGGGTGGTACCGTAACCTCGGTTGGGCTTACAACAAATACCAATGCTAGTGGTACAAGCAATCCATTTTTTAATATAACAGGCTCTCCAGTCAATGGTGCCGGGGATATTAACATAGATTTAAATACAACGGGTACCCCATCTAATTCAACATTCTTAAACGGTAATGGTGAATGGGCCGAACCAGTTGGCACGGGTACTCAAACGGTATACGCTTTGGGATCTAGTGCAAATGCGGGTAACGTAGATGTAGTATTAACTGCAACGGGTACCTCTATTACTACAAGTACTATAAAGCTTTTGCCATCGGGGCCTATAACATTGTCAAATGTAATATCTTCGGGCACTCTTTCAGAACTAACTATTGGCAGCACAGCCGTAGCAGGAGTTACAGCAGCAACAGCAGCGGGAACAACAACTGCTGCATCTTTTATAGAAATTGGTGGTACAACACAAAATCCTACTATAGCTCTTACTGCTTCGGGTCTAGGATCACCGGCCGCAAACTATTCACTAAGAGGGGATGGTACTTGGGGCTTACTTACTAGTGGGGGCACAATGAGTTCTTGGAACTTAAACGCCGACAACAATACACCACAACAAATAGACAATGCGGAAACCGCTAAGATAGTAGGTGGCACAGGTATTTCTACCTCGGTAGCTGACAATGGAGGTGTTGCTGAAGTAACAATAGCTTTAGCTGCTAATACCCCAAATAGTATAGCAGGCGTAAATCCTTCTACATACGATAACAGCGGCGAATCTATTAGTATAAGTAATACAGGTAATGCTTATAGCATACAACCAAAAAATCAAGTTGTAAGTGGCCCGACCCCAACTGTTTCTGGAACTCCCCCAGATGTAATTAAAAGAATTGTTTCTTTAACACAAGCTCAATATACAGCGCTAAATCCAAAAGACGCTAACACACTTTACGTAGTAGTATAATATGCCAATATATTTAGGAAGTACAGAAGTTCTCGCAACTGTTGCAGATCCTGATAAAGGGATTTATTTAGGGGATCAAAAAATATGTTCAACATTTTTAGGTTCATCTCAAACATTAGATAATTGTACTTATACCCCCGTTGTCGTAACTTTAAATGTTAATACAGGACAAATAACCGGAAGCGGGTATACAGTTGGAGGAGCTAACACGGGATCATCTCAAAGTGGTCAAGCTGGTGTAGATACTTATAGTTTTACAACTACAATACAAGCAGATAGTGGGTGGTCTTTTACCTCAGGCCCTACTATTTCACCAAATCCTAATACTGGAACTTTTCCATCGTCAAACACAACAGTAACAACAAGTATAAGCGGTACTGTAGAACAAGACGCTGTTCCTTCTTCAAGAATTAATTATTCAGCAAGCACCTCATTAGCTGGTGCTTCGGCTGGCATTGATGACCCCAGCGCCGGCTATAGAGATGGAACACCTGGGCAATCGGATGGAAACATTACTGTTTCTTTCAGCGGGTCTAGTGATTACACTTATGATGACTTAGAGGTTGCTGGAGTTTTTTTTAGTTATGGGTCTAGCGCTACATTTAGTCCAGGGACCACCTTCCCAGCGGATGGTACCAGCACACCATCAAGCTGGAGTGTAACAGGAACCGCTACCCCTGTACAATATACTTATACTTATAATATTTCTGCAGGAACAGTGTCAAATGGTGCTTCAACCTCATATTCTGTTTCTGGCGGAACTTTAACCGATAGCAGCGATCCTCGCACAGGTTCATTAGGTGCTAATACCTCCGCAACAGTTACGGTAGAAGGAATTATAGGTACATCAATTTCTGCATCAATATCTGCTTCAGCTAATAGCGGATATATACTTTATTCATCACCTACATCGGACAGTAGCTCTACAACAATAACTTCAGGCGGAGGAAGTGCTTCTATTAGTATAAATGCCGAAGCTAATTTAATTTACAATGATATTTATGCAACGGGCCCCTATACCACATATTATGACGCTAATAATTGTTTACAAAACAATGTAAACTGCCAAAGCGGGCTTAGTGTTTGGTATGCGGGAGGTTCTTCTGGGGTATTAGGCTCATCTCCTTATTTTACAAGCTGGTCAGCAGCCTCAGGTCCCTCAGGAGCTTTACCGAATGGCTACTACATAGATGAAGATGCAAGTCCTCGAACAATATTTTCTTAATTAGAATATACAAAAAATAAAACAATGGCAATAATTAATAGCTATCCTTTAGCTACACCAAAATTAACGGATTTAGTTCTAGGTACTTCAACTAGTAGTACGGGGCAAACCTCTACTAAGAGCTTTACCATACAAAGTATCAAAGATACCACGGCTGCGGTTAAAACAATAGTAACAGCTACACCTGACACTCTTGCTATTACAGGAACAACTAATGTTACTATTAATACAATTACCGCAGCGGTAACAAACGGTGGAAACAGTTTAGCTACAGGGAATGATATATATGATTTTGTAGTCGGTAAAATTACCGGTACTGCAAATACCGTACCTATATGGACAGATACAACAACATTAGGTGATTCATTAATTAGCCAGGCTAATAATTCCGTTATTATAAACGGCTCTGGAACTGATGGAAGAATACAACTTAATTGTTCTAATGGTAATCACGGTGTTGGAATACAAAGTCCACCACATTCCGCTGGGGCTACATATGACTGGATATTGCCTCAAAGTGCCGGAACAGCTGGGCAAGTGTTAACATCAGGGGGCGGTGCTACAGATCAGCTAACATGGTCAACAAACGGTAATGTTGGCGGTACTGGTACAGCTAATAAATTATCTAAATGGACAAATGCTAATACACTAGCTGATTCTAATGTAGAAGATACGGGTAGTTTAGTAACTATATCAAGTGCTGCTAAAGTAACGGGTAATTTAGAACTTGATGCAGATTTACTTGATGTTAATGGAGGTACAGGTACAGCCGGCCAATTGTTATCATCACTAGGAACAGGTAATGGTATTGATTGGGTTGATGCGCCTGTAACAGGTGTTGTAACAGTAACCAGTGCAGACACAGATGTTATTACAGTAGGAGGCACATCCACTAACCCAACTATAGATGCTAACACGGGGACTGTTTCTTCAAGCTCTGATAACTTAGCTACGGGTAAAGAAATACAAGCCGCTATTGATTTAACTGTTTTAACGGTAGCTACGGGTAATTCTGATACAATAACAATAGGTGGTACTGCAACAAATCCTACGGTTGCTGCAAACACCGCATCCGGAGTGGGGGCTAACCTGGATAACTTAGCTACTGGCGGTCAAATACAAGCGGCTATTGATGCAGCGCTAGCGGGAGCAGTTACATTTAAAGGAACTTTTAACGCAAGTACTGGTGCAATAACAGGCGGAGGTAATCTTACTTCTGGGGGTTCCCGAGTTGCGGTTGCAGTAGGTGATATGTATGTTGTAAGTGTTGGAGGTAATTTTTATGGTAACTCATCTACACCATTAAACGTAGGCGACGAGGTAATTGCTGTATCTGCCGCAGTTGCCGGAGCATCAGTAGAGGGAGATTGGAATGCGGTCCCTTCAGCGGGCGGCGGTATAACCGGCGGGGGCACAACTAATAAAGTTCCATTATGGACAGGTACAACTGTTTTAGGAGATTCTGCAATTGCACAAAGTGGTACTAATATAGGAATAGGGACAACTAGTCCTGCTGAAAAATTAACTGTATCTGGAAATGTAAACTTTACTGGAAAACTTGCAGTTGGCTTATCAGCCGCCCATTCTTCTATTGCGTTCTATAATCAAAACGATGCTTATTTTAATGGCGCTGTAACTATTGATGATACTTTTACACAATCTGGCGGTGGCGCTTCTACTTTTTCAGGCAACGTAGGAATAGGGACTACTAGTCCTGATGCTAAGTTAGACATTCAAGGCGATGGTGCAGATTTTTTCTTACAGTCAGCCGACTTTAAACTAGCAAGAATACAACCAAGAGGTACTGGAGCAAATTTAGATAAAGGATTGTTTTCTTTGTTTAATGGTAGCACAGAAAGTTTTAGGCTTGATACAGAAGGAAATTCTTGGTTAAACGGGGGTAATGTGAGCATAGGGCATACAAGCCCCACCGCTCCCCTTGATGTTCGCAGGTCAGACGCTAGTGGTAGAGTAGCTGAATTTCACAATAATGGTGGCTATGGTATTAATATTGATGTGGAGGCGGACGGAGGTGTTAATACTATTGGCTCAGCAACTAACCAAGCGTTAGCCTTTGTAACAAATGGGGGCTCAAATGAAAAAATGCGCATTGCCTCTGATGGCAACGTAGGAATAGGCGAGGATAACCCAAACAGTGATTTACATATTACTGACAGCTTTCCAAGAATCACTTTGCAAGATTCTGACGGTACGAATCAAATGGGCTTTTTAGATTTTAGCAATGGCCAGCTAGGTATTAATTCGCGGGACGGAACATCTTATGGCGAAATAAGATTTTATAGATTTAACGGCACTGCTACTGAAGAAAGTATGCGTATAAGTTCTTCTGGCCAAGTTAAGTTTAACAATTATACAGCGCCAGGCTCATTTACTGGCACTGCAGCTGCTAATCTAGCTGTTGATAGTAGTGGTAACATTATAACAGAGGCTGCCAGCGGCGGTGGTGGTGGTGGAACTAAAACTGTATCTACTGTAGCTTCAGTTGCAGCTGGCGTATCAACTCATGCTTTGGGAGTTACTGTTACTACAACCCCTTTGGTTAATTATGTTGATTTATATATATCTGGTGTTTATCAAAGTAAAACTTCTTATACTGTAAGTGGTAGCACATTAACTTTAACGGGGGCAACATTCCCAACTGGTGCATTAATTGAAACAGTAACAACTACATAATACATGGCAATAACTAAAGTAAGAGCTTCTGGTATAGACCTTAGTGGCAATACAACTTTTTTAGCTTTGCCAAAAGGAACTACCGCTCAAAGACCTTCTTCTCCAGTATCTGGAATGATTCGCGAAAATACAACTCTAAACCAATTAGAGTTTTACAATGGCACAGACTGGCGTGTAATGAAACAAGCTGTGCCAGATATAGAATACCTTGTATTAGCCGGGGGCGGTGGAGGCGGTGGCTGGGGTGGCGGCGGCGGAGCCGGCGGATTACTTACTAGTTCATTTGTGCCTGTATCGGGAACAACTTATACAGTAGCTATTGGAACTGGCGGAACTGCAGGCGGATATAGCAGCAGTTATTATTCTGGAGGACAGGGTAATAATTCATCTATTTCAGGATCAGGTCTAACAACTATAACCGCTATAGGCGGTGGGGGTGGCGGACGATATGATGCTAATGCAGGTGACGGTTGGCCTGGAGGCTCGGGTGGGGGGGCATCTTCAAGACATCCAAGTTATAGCGGAGGAATCGGTGGCGCGGGAACATCAGGCCAAGGAAACGATGGCGGAGCCACTGCCTCCAGTGGAAGTTTTTATCCAGCAGGCGGCGGCGGCGGTGGGGCAGGAGCTGCGGGTGCCGGCGGAAGTGGCAATCAAGGAGGCACAGGAGGAATCGGAATACAATCTAATATTACAGGTAGTAATAAATATTATGCTGGAGGTGGTGCAGGAATAACTACTCAATCTAATACTGTATCAGCCGGAGGCAATGGCGGTGGAGGAGCGGGATCTCGGTATAATACAGCGTCTGGATCGATGAGTGAAATTGTTGCTATTTCTGGCACAAACGGATTAGGTGGTGGAGGCGGCGGTGCAAGTTATCCTAGTAGTGCGGGCGCTGGTGGAAATGGAACCGTAATAATTAAATTACCTACTTCTTTTACAATAAGCGTTACAGGATCACCAACATTAAATCCCGATGGAGCAGTGTCTGGATTTAATATTTATGAATTTGGTACAGGGGGTGGAACATTTACAATAAGCTAATGGCAATAACAAAAGTAATAAATGATTTAATTGATTTAAATCAAACAGGAGATTATAGCGGAATTAGATTACCGGAAGGCACAACAGCAGATAGAACAGAAACTTTTACAGCAGATTATTTAGTTGTAGCCGGCGGTGGAGGTACAGGCACAGATAGTCCTGGCGGTGGCGGCGGTGGAGGTTTGCGTACTTCTTATAATAATTCAACAACTACTACAAACACTTTAAGTTTCCCATCTGGAAAAACGGCAATAGCTACATATATGCTAGATGGAAATGCTACAGACGTTTCTGGTAATTATAATGGGGCAGAAAGTTCTATAACTTACAATACAGGACAATACGGCGGAGCTGCAGTGTTTAATGGTAGTAGTAGTACTATATCTATACCAAATCTTAAATCCGTACTAAATAATAATTTCAGTGTTTCCTTTTGGTGGAAACCAGAGCTTATGAATACATTTCAAGTTCCTATAGGAGGGCTTTATGATGAAGCTGGAGGAGCTGCTTATGGATGGATGGTTTATCAGGGTAGTGATAATAAAATGTATTTATACTGGATTATTTCTATATCACCTAATACATCAAATGCTTTTAGTAATAATACAGTTTTAACTCAAGGTAGCTGGTATCACATTGTAGCAACCAAATCTTCAACAGGTGCTGCTCTATATGTAAATAAAGCTGATGCGGCAAGTAGCCCAAGTGCAGGAAGTGTGTGGAATATAGAATATACCACCAACCCTAATTTTTATTTTGGAAAAAGAAATGTTTCTAATAGTTATGCTAATGGAGTATTAGACCAAGTAAGATTATATAATACTATATTAACTCAAACTAATGTAGATGATCTTTATAACAATGAAGTACAAGCAAATTCCGGAGGGGGAACCCCAGCTGAATCAAGTTTAACATTAGAAGCGGGTACTTCTTATGGTATAACTGTAGGAGATGGAGGAACAAAAGCAGCGGGTAGTAATTCAGTTTTTTCTAATATAACTTCTGATGGAGGTGGGGCCGGTGGAGGATCAGGCTCAAGCGCAGGATATAATGGCGGTAATGGAGGGTCCGGTGGAGGGGCTTCAGGTGGTAATTATTCATTACCCGGCGGAAATGGTACTACTGCACAGGGATATGCTGGTGGTGGATCAGGATCGCAGGCCGGCACTGGATACCCAGGTGGTGGAGGTGGGGGTGCCTCTGCTAAAGGGCAAACACTTGCAACTTCATCGGATAATGGTGGTACAGGGGGTGATGGAGTTATTACTAATATTTTAAATTCTACAAATGCTGCTTCATCTTATGTAGGAGAAGTTTCTGGTTCAAATGTTTATTATTCTGGGGGTGGAGGCGGATCTACCTATACTACAACATTAGGTGCGGGAGGGCTTGGTGGAGGTGCTGATGGTCAAAAATATATAGATGCCCAGACTACAAATAATGGTACTACAAACACAGGTGGTGGAGGTGGAGCTCAAAATTCTACAGGTGGTTCGGGTGTAGTAATACTTCGTTATCCTACAGCCAATGTAACTAGCTTTACAACTTCAGGTACTTTAATAACCCCTTCTGCAACAGACACAGTAGCAAATACAGCTTACCCGGTGGCTAATGAAGCATATTATAAATTAGATGGTAATGTAAACGAAGCAACTGGTACACATACTGCAACTGCTCATAATATTACTTATTCGAATGGTGGGGTTTATAATCAAGCAGCCGTTTTTGATGGGGGTGCATATATAGACAGCGGATATACAGCTGTATCAAGTACAAGCGCATCTATTTCTTTTTGGGTTAATATAAGAGCTTATACAGTTTATGGAGGATTTGTTGGAGACAGCACAGGCCAATCAGCAGCATCTCGGTTTTTTATAGGACAAGGTGCTGGAACAGCAGGAAATTTATGGGTTAGTATAGGAAACGGAAGCTCTTCATGGTATGATGAGACTACTGTAAGTTTAACTAGTTACGGTCTTAATAAATGGTTTCATGTAGTAGGAACGGTAAATGGCACAACAGTAAAAATATATATAAACGGAAGTTTAGTGCATACTTATACAAGTAGCGTAAGTTATGCAGGAGCTGGCACTTTTCCTTATTATTTTGGCGGTTGGGGTAACGCTTTACGTTTAGATGGACTTATGGACCAAATTAGATTTTATAGTACTGAATTAAGTCAGGCTTATGTAACAGACCTTTATAATGAACATTATAAAACTTTATATACTGAAGGCAGTGATACTGTATTAGTATTTAATAGAGGTACAGGAACAATAAATTTTACAGGAACAGGTCCAATCCCACCTTCTGGGGCTATAAGATATAATACAACAACAAAAACAATAGAATTTTACAATGGAGCATGGGTTGAGACTGCTACCTCATAAAAAATATTAAATGGCAAATACTATAATTAACACACCAGAATTATTAGATTTTGGTTCATCCACTGGAGCAACAATTTTACCTAAAGGAGCATCTAGCGAGCGCCCCCCTTCTGCAAATATCGCAGGCATTGATTATTTAGTAGTAGCTGGTGGAGGTGGTGGTGGAACTGGTGTTACTGCTTCCACAATTGGCACAGGAGGTGGCGGTGGCGCTGGAGGTTTGCGTACATCGTATGGTTCAACTTCCGGAGGTGGATCGTCTGCGGAATCAAGCTTAGATTTATTAGTAGCAACTAATTACACTGTTACAGTAGGTACCGGAGGGAATGGCGGTACTGCAGGTTCTAGCGGTGCAACTAATGGACAAGATTCAGTTTTTAGCTCAATTACTTCTGTAGGCGGGGGTGCCGCTGGTAGTTATAGAAATCCTACAAGTTCAAGTTATTACGCACAAGTAGGCGGATCGGGTGGAGGGTCAACCTATCGTGGCGCGTCCGGTACTACCGGTGCCGATGGAACAGCAAATCAAGGATACAAGGGAGGTAATGATTTAGGCAACGGAGGAGCGTCTGCATATGGTGCCGGTGGTGGTGGTGGTGCATCTGCCGTGGGTGTAAACGGAAATGGAACCGCCCCTGGGGGCGGGGGCAATGGTCTAGCGGTAGCTATAACTGGTTCTTCTGTAACATACGCTGGAGGCGGTGGTGCAGGAGGAGTCCAAGGATATACTCAAGCTGTTGGCGGAGCAGGCGGAGGTGGCGCTGGTGGCGTTGGAAATGGAAATGCTGGAACTGCTGGGACTGCAAACACCGGCGGTGGCGGCGGGGGTGGTGGTAAAACGTCTGCTTCTGGAACATTGCCAGGCAGCGGGGGTGTTGGGGGCTCTGGTATAGTTATTTTAAGATATGCTAGCACAATAACAATTACAGTCGGGTCTGGATTAACTACGGGCGTATTAAACGCAACTGTTTCAGGAAGCACTGATAAGTATACTACTTTTACTTCTGGTACTGGCACTATAACATTTGCAAATTCTTATTCTGGTCCTTTTGCTACAGAAGGAGATTTTAGATTTAATACTAGCACTAATAAAACAGAATTTTATAATGGGACTAGCTGGAAACAAATAATTGATGAACCAGCTTAAAATTAAAATAAAAAAATGAAATTACCAAGAAACGGCATAGCCCGAGAAATAAGGCATTATATTGGGAGTTTATTTGTATTCTTATTAATCATAGGAATAGTGGTATGGCTTGTAATGTTCCCAGTATTAGAAACAAACAAAGAGGTTGTAATGATGCTTATTGGAACTATAAGTGCATCCATAGGTGTTGTTATTAGTACAATTACAGGCGCCAAGCCTGATGATGTAAATGCATTAAAAGGTGATGTAGAAAAAAAGCAATTACAAATAGATTATTTAACTAAAGCAAAAGATGATTTAGAATCTATGGTTATCAATCTTCAAAAAGAAATGTTGAAAAACCAAGATGACGTAATGGACAAGATTATATTAAAAGCAGCATTAGATTATGATGACAGAGCCGGAGCGCATAAGCAACTATCGTTGCAAAAAAAATGTATATGCGGCGAAGACAGTTGTTCTTGTAAAGGTGAGTAATTACAAGTAATAATAAACTATAAACCTAACTAATTTTAAACCAACACCAATGACACTATTTTACCAGACTCAATCGTGGTCTAGTCAATCACAAGTATCCGAAGAAACCAAGAAAATTTGGAAGCGTTATTCAAAGAAAAAAAATTGGCGAATAACTCAACTTCCAAACGGCTATTACCAAGCTGAATGGATTGATTTCAACGAAAACTGGAACGGAATCACAAGGCGTGAAACAATTGAAGGAGCTGAAAAAGCAATTGAATCTTCAATTGAACATTACACTAAAAAATTAAAACTTTCTGAAGGTCCAGTTGTTGTAAAAACCTTTTAAATAAAATACTTAAATTAAATCTAATTAAATCATGTCAGACGCAATTGTCAAAAACCTCAGCTTTGGTAACGAAGCTAAGAATAAACTATTTGAAGGTATAAACAAACTCACGAAAGCCGTTAGTTCCACACTCGGCGCTAGCGGTAAACGTGTGATATTAGAAGATGGCGCAGGAAAACCCGTTATTACTAAAGACGGTGTTACTGTAGCAGATTCAATTGTATTATTAGACCCTATTGAAAATATGGGTGCTACGCTTTTAAAGGAAGCTGCTAGGAAAACTGTAAGAGAAGCTGGCGACGGAACGACAACGGCTACAGTGCTAGCGCACTCAATTTTAAATGAAGCATACCCACAGTTAAAAGAATTAGGGGGCAGAAGTTTAAAAGAGGGTATTGATAGCGCTGTACAAAAAGTTGTAAAATATTTGGAAAAAACCTCTGTAGAAGTTACAGGCGACATGATTGACCAAGTAGCTAGTATATCTACCAATAATGATATAAAGCTTGGTACAACTATTGCAAATGCATTTAGATCAGTAGATGAGACTGGTGTAGTTATGATGGAAACAACAGAGCTATCCGAAACTACATCTGAATTAATTGACGGATTACAATACGAGAAGGGACTAACAAATTCACACTTTATTACTAAGCAAGATTCAAAAGTTGCTGAGCTAGATAATCCTTATGTGCTATTAATTGAATCTCCTGTTGAAAACATACGTAAAATACAATCTGTATTAGAATACATTATAAAGAAAAGTAAGCCTTTGCTTGTTATAGCTGATTTAGATCCTAAAGTTATATCTACATTAGCAATGAATAAAATAAAAGGTAATGTAAAGATTAATGTTATTAATGCACCTACTTATGGAGTAGCTAAAAAAGATATGCTAACTGACTTAGCACTATTAACCGGGGCTACAATTATAAATGAAGATTTAGGTGATGATATGGATTTAATACAACCAGAACATTTAGGTAAATGCTTAAAGTCTGTTACTAATGATACAGAAACTATTATAAAAGTTGAAAACATCACTGATGAAGTATCAGAAGTAATTAATAAAATTAAAAAAGACTTATCTGGTAAAAACAATGCCGCTGAAACTATACGACTTGAAAAAAGATTAGCTAGATTATCAGCTAAGATTGCTACAGTTAAAGTTGGTGCAGATTCAGATATTGAATTAAAAGAAAAAGCAGATAGAGTAGAAGATGCTATTTGCGCTACTAAAGCTGCGATTAAAGAAGGTATTGTACCGGGTGGTGGTGTAGCGTTACTAAATGCATCAACACAAATTAAGCCGAACAATAAAGCAGAAGAAATATTATTAGAGGCTATTAAGGCTCCCTATATTACAATATTACAAAATGCAAATTTTGACATTGTAGAATTTAATAAAAAAGGTTGGGGGCTAGATGTTATTACTGGCAAAAGTAAAAATATGACTAAGTCAGGAATAATTGATCCGTTACTTGTTACTAAGACTGCATTAAAGAATGCGGCTTCCGTGGCAACTACTATATTATCTACAGATTGTATAATTAATAATTTACGTATTAATGAAGGCAATAGGTAGAAACTTAATAATTAAAAAAGAAAAGCAAGGTACTTCTGAAACTAAAGGAGGGTTATTGTTAACTGAAAATCAAAGAGAAGATTTAAGATACAACAAAGCTAAAGTAATATCTATAGGTTCTGAAGTTATTGGAGTTGAAGAAAACGACAATATTTATTATGACAAACATGCAGGTCATGGGGTTGAGATAGATAAAGAAGTTTTTCAAGTAATTAAACTTCAAGACGTTGTAATCGTTTTATGAAAAGATTAGAAGCAAGAGATTTAAAAGATCTTAACTTGCTTAAGCATTATAGAATTATAAGAAAGTGGGCCGCTAAAAATAACGGCATGACTGATGCAGATTTAGAGCTTTTAATATATTTAGATTGTGTTGATTTATTTACTAAAATAGATTTTAAAATGGGTGCTTATTCATATAGCTGGAATAATAGGAGATGGAATACGCTATTAAAAGAAGGCTGGATAACTGTGTGGCGTAAAAGAAACCACACAACTCAAAAGTATAATATATACAAAACATCATTTAAATGCAAGCAACTTATAAATCGTATATATAAAATAATGTTAGGTGAGGAAGATATTCCTATAAGCGAACGCAGAAATGTAATAATGAAAGGCGAAACTTATACAAATAAAGTTTTAAAAGTTTCAATAAATAATATTAATAAAGACAAGTATAGATAATTATGGACAAAAGTAAAGCAATTATTTCAAACCCTATTCTTAAGGGGCAAGTAGGGGAATCTCATGTTTGGGATGGTCCTTTAAGTACAGCGGGATTTCCAATGGATGGCGGTTCTAGTTCAGGTATTACGGGTATGCAAGTTAAAAAAGCACCAACATTTTATAAAGCAGGCCCTATTACACAAATTGCCAAAGCCGCTAGAGGAGAATAGCAATGGATATCGGGCATATGAAGTTACTAGCTATCAATGGATCAGTTGGTGTAGTGACTATGATGGAAATAGAAGTATGGCTTAAAATAATACTTTTAGTAGTAACCATAGGCTATACTTTAGTAAAATGGTTTAAACTCATAAAATAATGGCATATATACAGAACTCTTCACCTTTTTTAAAGAAAGGAGATGCTCCTTCTAGGAAAAAATCTAAGGGATATTATAATAAAGCAAATAAAACCGGCACTGGGGCTGCAGCAGGTGGGGGTATGTCAGAAAAAGGTGTTAAAAAATATAGAAAAGATAACCCAGGCTCAAAGCTAAAAACAGCTGTAACTACACCACCCTCTAAATTAAAAAAAGGTAGTAAAGCTGCAAAACGTAGAAAATCTTTTTGCGCTCGATCTAAAGGCTGGAAAAGCGAAAGAGGCAGAGCTGCGAGAAGAAGATGGAATTGCTAATAATTAAACAACAACACTAACAACAACAAACCAAAACACAGAAATTATGAACAAAGCAGAAAAGTATGACATGAAAAAAGCATACGATAAAGATCTTACAAAATCAGCAAGATTTAATTATTTAAAGAACGCTATGCATGATAAAAAAGGCATGTCTATGAAAGACGAAGGCATGATGATGAAAGACGAAGGCATGATGATGGGTCAAGTTAAAAAAGGATCTATGGCAATGAGCCGAGCAGGTCATGTTGGAAGCTACACAGGTAACAATATGAAACTTACTGCAGCTGCAATGATGGGAGAATCTGTAGGACAAGAAAGAAAAAATCTTTTAACAGACATGCCAATTGACACAAGAGGGGCCTCTATGAAAATGTCTCCAATGGATCGACAAAAATACGGCGGTAATAAAGGAGATGAAAGTATGTCAGATAGAGACTATAGCTCTCCTGCCGGAATGTATGGCGGAAAAAAAGGTGACATGAGCAAATCTAGAAGAGATTATAAATAAAACAGATAGGACTGTATAAACCTAGCAAAACATAAACATAAACAATAACATAAACAACAACAAAATGGCAAGATTTATTTCTATCAAAGTCGTTGGAGGCGCGGATGCTTTCGAAGACGGACAACACTTAATTAACACAGATACAATTGTTTCTGTAACAACTGGAGATGCTGCTGGTGCAAATGAAGGAACTAAAACAACAATTCATACTGTTGCCCCAACATTAGACACGGTTACTTTAACTCATTCAACAGAAACAACTCCCTCTGTAAGAGATGCAATTAATGCCGCTCTTACTGCTAATCCAGGTGGTGTAAAATCAACTGTTGGATTACCTACTGGAATTACTGTAACTGAATTTCTAGTTGTATAATGAGCAAATCTAAAGGACTTGGTGATTCAATTGAAAAAGTTACTAAAGTTACTGGAATTAAAAGTGTAGTAGATAGAGTCGCAGAGGGTTTAAATATCCCCTGCGGCTGTTCTGCTCGCAAAGATAAATTAAATAAAATGTTTCCTTATAAATAATGGCTTTCAAACTTAATACACCTCCGTATAATTTAGACAATACACCTATATATAATGTAGATTTAGGCGATGATGTATTAGGCAAAGCTAATAATAACGGAACTATATTAATAAATAAAAATTTAGATCCATCTAAAACTAAAAAAGTTGTTGATCATGAAATGGTTCATATTGATCAATTTAAAAGAGGTGATTTAGATTATGATGATAATAATGTTTACTGGAAAGGTAAAACATATTCTAGAAGTCAAATGCAGGAAGGCGCTAAAAATCTTCCCTGGGAAAAAGAAGCTTACAACAAAGCTTAAATTATGTTAAAATTATTATTAGGCCTACTAAAAGGTGGCGATGGCAGAAAGTCAGTAGCCGGTAACTTAGCGTGGGAAATAAGAGAAGCAATTAAGGGTAAAGAATTAGACCCTAATGAAATAATAGAATTGCAAACTAAAATAAATGAAATTGAAGCCGGGCATAGAACAGTATTTGTTGCGGGCTGGCGACCATTTATAGGATGGGTTTGTGGAGTAGCATTAGCATATAACTTCGTAATAAGAGATTTATTTATTTGGATAACAAAAACAACCGACGCTCCTCCGGCATTACAAATGGAGCATTTAATGACAGTCTTATTAGGAATGCTTGGTCTTGGTGGATTAAGAACCTTTGAGAAAATAAAAGATAAAGTAAAATAATTTAATTAAATTTAATCAAATGAGTACAAAAGAAAAAAAAGTAACAGAAAAGCAACTAGCTAAAATTAAAGAGCAACAAGTAACAATGAATAATAAGTTGAGAGACATTGGGCTTGTTGAAAACCAAAAGCATGTATTATTACATGAATATGCAGGGATCGAGCAAGATATGGAAACTTACAAAAAAGAATTAGAAAAAGAGTATGGTGCCATTAGTATTGATCTTGAAACAGGTGTTTATAAAGAAATAGAAAACACTGAAGAAAATAAAAAGTAAAATGAGTAGTGTTATAAGAAAGATCAGCATCGGTTCTGATTATAAAAATGATGCTATGCATTACTCCGTAGGTCAAGAGGTGTACGGGGGACACAAAATAGCTTATATCATATTCGAAGATACTGATAGTTCTTATAATATTTTTATAAAAAAGAATAATGAGGTATTACCTTGGAAAAAATTTAATTCTAATATGGCAATTTCTGTTGAATATAATTTAGAATATGAATAGTATCTACGATTTTATCGTTGAGCCTATTGGGCAAAGATATAACAATACAACTAAAGTACATAACAAAAATTTAATATTAAATTCTAATATAGAATCATTTAAGTTTATAAATAAACTTGCCAAAGTTATATCTACACCAAAAGCTTATAATACCGTTATAAAAGAAGGTGATGAAATCATAATTCATCATAATGTTTTTAGAAGATACTATGATATAAAAGGTAAAGAAAAAAATAGCAGTAAATACTTTAAAAATAATCTTTACTTTTGTCAGCCAGATCAAGTGTATCTTTACAAAAAAAGCAATAAATGGCATTCATTTATGGATAGATGTTTTGTTAAGCCTCTTTTAAATAATAACCCTACAAGCTTAGAAAAAGAGCAAAAGCATATTGGTATATTAAAGTATGGCAATAGCTCGTTAAAAGCGCTCGAAATTAACCCAGGGGATGTCGTAGGGTTTACTCCTAATAGCGAATGGGAGTTTATAATAAATGATGAAAGATTGTATTGTATGAAATCTAATGATATTGTTATTAAGTATGAACGTAAAGAAAACCAAACTGAGTATAATCCAAGCTGGGCAAAAAGCAGTTGAGGAATTAATTAAAGTAGCTAAAGAAGCTATTGTAGATTCAGAAGATGATATATCAGCAGATAGATTAAAAAATGCAGCAGCAACAAAAAAGTTAGCAATATTTGATGCATTTGAAATACTTACTAGAATAGAAACTGAAGAAAAATTATTAGAAGATAAGTCTAGTAATCAAAAAACTTTTGGAGGTTTTGCCGAAACAAGATCTAAATAATGTATAAGCAAACATTATATTCGATTATATCCGATTATGTAAAGCCTAATATATTAAAGAAAAAAAATAAACAAAAAAGCTGGGGATACGGATACAACAAAGAGCATGACTTAGTAATTATAAGTAAAACAGGTGAGCTTGGCGAAGTATATGATATTCAAGGCTTAAAAATAGGTCTACCATTAATACATAAATGCTTTAAAAGATCAAATAAAAAAGCTGAGCAGTTTTGGCAAAAGTTTAATTATCCTAAAGAGCTGAGTAAAATAAAAAGCGTTTTTGACTGGAATAATTATCCAGACAATTTTAAAGAACAATGGTACGATTATATAGATAATGAATTTAAATATAGAGAAGAAGGCTTTGCGTTTTATAATAACGGCAATGAAGCTTACATTACTGGTACTCATTACATGTACTTGCAATGGACTAAAATTGACGTTGGGGCCGCTGAATTTAGGGAATCAAATAGATTATTCTACATTTTCTGGGAAGCATGCAAGGCAGATAGTAGATGTTACGGAATATGCTATCTCAAAAACAGACGGTCTGGCTTTAGCTTCATGGCATCGAACGAAACTGTCAACCAAGCTACAATATCAAGCGACGCAAGATTTGGAATTTTATCAAAAACTGGGGCTGATGCCAAAAAAATGTTTACAGATAAAGTCGTTCCAATATCAACCAATTATCCTTTCTTCTTCAAGCCCGTTCAAGACGGTATGGATCGCCCCAAAACAGAGCTTGCTTACCGAGTGCCCGCCTCCAAACTAACTCGGCGCAAGATAGAAGTAGGCGAACAATTAGCGGATATTGATGGGCTTGATACTACAATCGACTGGAAAAATACAGGCGATAACTCATATGATGGAGAAAAGCTAAAGCTTTTAGTTCACGATGAATCTGGTAAGTGGGAAAGACCAGATAATATAATTAATAACTGGAGAGTAACAAAAACAACATTAAGGCTAGGAAGTAGAATAGTAGGCAAATGTATGATGGGTTCTACATCTAATGCTTTAGATAAAGGAGGCGAAAACTTCAAAAAATTATATGAAGGATCAGACGTTACAAAAAGAAACCGCAATGGACAGACTAGCTCAGGATTATATTCTTTGTTCATACCTATGGAATGGAATTACGAAGGATTCATTGATATGTTTGGATTACCTGTATTTGATACACCGGAAAAACCAGTCGAAAGTATTGACGGTACTCAAATAGAAACAGGTGTAATTGATTATTGGATGAACGAAGTTGATGGATTAAAAAAAGATCAAGACGCTTTAAACGAATTTTATAGACAATTTCCCCGAACTACACAGCATGCATTTAGAGATGAAACAAAACAATCTTTATTTAATCTAACTAAGATTTATGAACAGATTGATTATATTGAGGAAACAAAATACACAGGTCTTATAACACAGGGTAATTTTCAATGGCGAGGAGGAATTAAAGATTCATTAGTTGAATTTCAGCCTAATAATAATGGGAGATTTTTTATTTCATGGATACCTCCTCAAAATATGCAAAATCGATCTATATCTAAAGGTAATTTAAGATACCCGGCTAATGAACACTGTGGCGCTTTTGGCTGTGATAGTTATGATATATCAGGCACAGTAGATGGGCGCGGATCAAAAGGATCTTTACACGGGCTCACTAAATTTACTATGGAAGACATACCCCCTAATCATTTCTTTTTAGAATATATTTCAAGGCCTGATAACGCTGAAATATTTTTTGAAGATGTATTAATGGC